TCTTGTAACTTTGAATGTGATTATTGCAATCAAAGATTCGTACCACATGCAGATGAAACTAATCCAAACGATGTAGATCCATTTGTATTGAATATGGACTCATGGTATGAAGGTGGGTCTGATGGATTTGGTAAAGATACAAACTTCGAGTTTTGGGGTGGTGAACCATTTGTTTATTGGAAAACAATGAAGCCTCTTGCAGAAGCACTTAATAAAAAATACCCAAATGCTCGTATGTCAGTAATTACAAATGGTAGTTTATTAGACATAGAAAAAAATGAGTGGTTAGAACGATATAATTTTGGTGTGGCGGTTTCACATGATGGTCCAGGACAACCAGTTCGTGGACCAGATCCTTTAGATGATCCAAAATCTAAAGAAGGTATTATAGATCTTTATAAAAGACTTGCACCAAAGCGTATGTTTAGTTTTAATTCTATGATTAACTCTAAGAATACTAGTCGTGCTGAGATTGAAAAATTCTTCTTCAATTTTGTTGATACTGAAATCGGTGAGAAATATAAACAGTTCTTAACAATAGGCGAAGGTGCTTTCGTTGATGCTTATGATGAGGGTGGATTAGCAAATTCTTTAGTTGATGGTGAAGAAGATATTTCTTATAGAAATCAAGCATTAGAAGAATTGCGTGCTGGTAAGGTAACAAGATTTGATGTTATCGGGCAGAAAGTCGGTGGGTTTATTGACTCATTAGCGAATGGTGTTAGAATCGAATCACTACCCCAAAAGTGTGGTATGGATAAATCTAATTCTATTGCTCTTGACTTAAATGGTAATGTTTTAACCTGCCAAAATGTAAGTCCAGTTTCTACAAATCCCGCAGGTATATCTCATAAACTTGGACATATATCTGATCTTTCTTCAACTAGATTAGATTCAGCTACTCATTGGAGTGATAGAAAAGAATGCCCAAACTGCCCAGTAGTACATATTTGCAAGGGTGCTTGTATGTTTCTTTCTGGTCCACTATGGGATGCTTCTTGTGATAATGCATTTAGTGATAATATCATCCCATTTTGTATCGCAATTGAAGAGATAACAGGATGTATCCCTGAGTATATCGAGGGTCCATTAAGAGAAGATCGTAAAGATATTTTCTGGTGGGTTAAGGGTAAACCAGAAAAGGTTAGAAAACCTAAAAAGATTATACCGATTGTGATGGCATCATGAGTAGTTTCTTTAAAGGATACGTATTAGAGATTAATCAATTCCCTAGAATTGTAGGAAACATTGGAACTATCGAACACTATACAGTCAAAGAAGTATTTGAATTTGATAGTGATACTAAAGAATATGGGTACAGAGATAGCCTAATTCCACTACAATCTGTTATAAATAAAGATGAGATTGACCTAAATACAATTAAAGATCTTATAAATAATAAGGTGGCTTTCTTGAGAAGAACCTTAAATTTTCAGAACCAAACACAAGTCTGGTCTTTTGATACCAGCAAATTAGGAGAACTAAAAAATGACAGTTAAAAATGTAAAATGGGTTATCGCTCATGAGCCTATTGGTTTATTTTTGAAGGTAGCCGAAGCATTTTCCAAAGAAGTTAACGAAAGAACTAATGGAAAATTTAATGTTGAGATTCTCTCATTGACTGAGTATTCTCAAAAGTACAATTTCGGTAAACAACTAACAAAACGATCTATGATGGATTTAGTTGGTTCTGGACAAGTTGAGATGGGTCACATCTATACAACTTGGCTCGCAGATATCAATCCAGATCTTAATGTTTTAGATTTACCATTCTTGTTTAGAGATCACGATCATGCTGATGCTATTCTTGATGGTCCAATCGGTGCTGATTTGTTAGCTGGTGTTGAGAAGAACTCTCAGATCAAAGCAATGGCATTTACATATTCTGGTGGATATCGTGTGGTTCCTGCTAATTTTAAAGCAGATACGATTGAATCTTGGAAAGGTAAAAAAGTTAGAATTAGTTCTAGCCCAGTTGCCCAAGCAACTTTCGAAACACTCGGTGCAATTGCAAATCCTAATATCGAATTAGAACAAATGAATGAACAAGCCGATCGTGGAAACATCGATGCAGGTGAATCAACTTATGTTCGCATTTTCCCACTACAGCAAAACAAATCTTTCAAGTATGTTAATGATACTGCACACAGTTTGTTCTTGACTTCTATTATTGTCAATGAGGCTTTCTTCAATCAGTTTGACGATGAAACTAAACAGATCATGTCTGAAGCAGCATTTAATGCAGCAAAGGCAGAACGTAAAGAATCTGTTGCAGATATTCCAAATATTTTAGATCAATGTAAAGCTGAAAAAGTTGAAGTTATCTCTATGTCTAAATCTGAACAGAAAAAGATGCAAGATCTATTGACCCCTCTCCATGATAGATTTGAGGCTTCCTTTAGTGATGGATTAGTCAAGAGCATTAAGTCTCATTAATCTAAACTAAATATATTATACAGGGGATGTTTAGCATCCCCTTTTTATTTTATGGAAATATAATGAAACCTAGAATTTTATATTATAACAAAAAACAAGCACCTTTCTTAATAGAGATGCTTCTTCAATGTCACCATTTTTATCTAAAACGTATACATATAAAATTTTTAATTCATATGAGACACTTGGATTAAATAAACATAATATGGTATATGATAGATCTGGTTCTGTACCACATTATTTAAATATTGCAGAAGATGCCCACCCAATACCAGAGGTGGGTATTTCTTTTAATAAATCATTTTATCAAGCATGTGAAGAACGTGCAAAGCACCTCCTAAGTCTTAATAAAGTAGTACATGTACTTTGGTCTGGTGGAATTGATAGCACTTTTGTTTTATTCATGTTAAAGAAATTCTCCAACGATCCCGATCAGGTTAGAGTTTGGGGTACATTAAATTCTATCTTAGAATCTGGTGATATGTTTGATAGAAGATTAAAGAATGAATTTCCTTACACTATCCTAGAACCAACAGATAATGAGTTTTCCTTTAATGTAAATGAATGTATTTTTGTCAGTGGGATGGGTGGGAATCAGTTATTTGGACCAACAGATGATATGTTCGCCACTGGTGGAACTGCTATGTTCCACCACACTCTTGGTACTCCAGAAACTATATACGAATCTTACGAGAATAACATAGACCCTAAACTATTAGAATTTCTGGATCCAATGATAAAGAATTCTTATAGGAAAATTGAAACAGTCGCCGATCTAAGATGGTATTGTATTTTTAATCTAGACTGGTACACTGGCTTATATGAACATAGAACAATGCTTCAGATAGAAAAGACTAAAAAGATGCATGCGTTTTTTGATTCTGACGATCTACAACGCTGGGCTATGACTACTAAAGAACCATTCACCAAAGTTCGTGGGAATGCCAATACACATCGTTGGCAAATGAGGCAAATTCTGTCCGAAGAATTCGGAGAACGAGATTATGCTTTAAACAAATCAAAGAAAATATCAAACCTAAACGTCCAACGTCCTCAGTGGCTATTTTTACTAGACGATTTCCATAATGTCCTGATCGACTAAGTTGCAAATACAAAAATCCCTCGCTTATAAATAAAGAGGTAAAAGCAATTTAGGATCAGAAAATGGCGACTGTTAGTAATCTATTCGTTGACGCTGGGGCTAACTACAGCAATATAATTACTGTATCCGCATCCAATGGTCAAGCACTCGATTTGACTGGATATACTGTGGCTTCTCAAATGAGAAAGTCATATCAGTCCAGCACATCCTATAATTTCACATCAAGTATATACTTAGCAGCTTCTGGTAAGGTTAGACTTCAATTAACAGATGTACAATCTGCTAGTATTCCAGCTGGACGCTGGCTTTATGATGTAGAGATAACTTCTCCATCTGGTACAAAAACCAGAGTAGTCGAGGGAGTTGTCACAGTTAACCCACAAATTACACAGATTTAATTATGACAGATACAATAGCAATTGTTACCCCAGATGAAGCGTTAACTGTTGCAGTTTCCGAAGGTGTTCTTACACTTTCACAATCAAACTTAGCTGCACCAGCTGTAGTCGAATCTATGTCAAACATCGCCGATGTCGATGTTACTACGAATGGTAAGTTAAATGGATCGCTTTTAGTATACAGAACAATAACAAATAAATGGACTGCTTCTACTACGCTTGATGCGCAGAATTTAGAAGGTGGCGAATTTTAATCGGAGAATAAAAGATGGCATCAATAATTAGAATAAAACGCTCATCGGTTTCAGGGAATCCAGCTACACTGGGTGCTGGTGAATTAGCGTATTCAGCACTTAATGGGGCTGGTGGTAATCGTCTATACATTGGTATGGGCACAGAGACCTCAGGTAATGCTGCTAACCACTTAGTAATCGGTGGTACTTACTACACTGGTTTAATTGACGCATCAGTTGCTGGCACATTAACTACTAGTGCATCCTCAATTCCAGTTCTTTCTGCAACTGGTACGATCGATACTTGGAAAGTTGGTAATACTCAATTAACTGGTAACACATTATCATCTACTGACACCAATGGTAACATTAACCTTACACCAAATGGTACTGGTAAATTAGTTCTTAATAATCCGTACATTAATGGTACGACTGATACTCTTGCTGAGTATATCTTTGATACAGTTGGTGGAGCAGTAACTGCTGGTACAGGTATTACTGTAACACCAAGTGATGTTGGTAATACTACTACCATTTCAATAACTAATACTGCGGTAACTCCTGGAACTTATGGCTCTGCTACTTCGATTCCAACATTCACTGTTAATCAACAAGGTCAATTAACTGCTGCAGGTAGTGCTTCTTTAGCAACTACTTTAAATATCGCTGGTGATACTGGTACGTCAGCATTTGCTCTACTAACAGACACCATGACTTTTGTTGGTGGTACTGGTATTACTTCTGTTGTCGCAAAAGTTGGTGCTGCTACTAGTGTAACTTTTGATATTGATTCAACTGTTACTACTTTAACTGGTACTCAGACACTTACTAATAAGACTTTAACTAGCCCAATAATCAATGGTGCAACCATTGGTGCTACAGGTGCTACATTTAATGGTTCTACTTCTGGTACAATTACTGTACTTGCATCAGCTGTTGCTGGAACAAATTCATTAACTCTACCAGCTGCAACTGATACTTTAGTCGGTAAAGCAACAACTGATACACTTACTAACAAGTCTATCAACTTAGCAAACAATACACTAACTACTACTTCTGCTCAGTTAGCAACTGCTATCTCTGATGAGACTGGTACTGGTGTTGTTGTATTCTCTAATACTCCAACTCTTGTTACTCCTATTCTTGGTGTTGCTTCTGCTACTTCTATTAATAAAGTAGCAATTACTGCTCCTGCCACTGGTTCTACTTTAACTATTGCTGATGGTAAAACCTTTACTGCAAGCAATACTTTAACTCTAACTGGTACTGATACTTCATCTATTGCTTTCGGTGCTGGTGGTACTGTTGCTTATGTAGCAAACAAACTAAGCGTATTTGCTGCCACTACTTCTGCTGAACTTGCTGGCGTTATCTCTGATGAGACTGGTACTGGTGTTCTAGTATTCTCTAACAGCCCAACTCTAGTTACTCCAACTCTTGGTGCTGCTTTAGCAACTAGCATTACTGCCACTTCTGGCAATATGACTGTTAATGCTGCAGCTGGTAATAACAGTGTAAACTTAGTTGCAACTGGTACTGGTACTGTTGACGTTGCCAACAAGCGTATTACTTCTGTTGCTGAGCCTACTCAGTCTAGCGATGCTGCTACTAAGAACTACGTTGATGCTGTTAAGACTGGTCTAAAAGTTAAAGATGCTGTTCGTGCTGCAACTACTGCAAACCTAGCTGCAACATATGCTAACGGATCTTCTGGTGTTGGTGCTACATTAACTAACTCTGGATCTCAAGCTGCCTTTACAATTGATTCGATCGTATTAACTGCTGGACAACGAGTTCTTGTTAAAGATCAATCAACTGCCTTCCAAAATGGTATCTATACAGTAACAACTGTTGGTACTGTTTCTACAAACTGGGTTCTTACTCGTGCTATTGACAATGATAGTAATGTCACTGTTCTAGAAGTTGAAGGTGGAGATTTCTGTTTCGTTCAAGAAGGTACAGTAAACGCTGATAATGGTTTCGTTGTAACTACTAATGGATCTATTACAATTGGTACTACTGGAATTGACTATGTTCAATTCTCTGGTGCTGGACAAGTTATCGCTGGTGATGGTTTAACTAAGACTGGCAATACTCTAAACGCAGTTGGTACTAATAACCGTATCTCTATTTCTGCTGATGCGATTGACATCTCTTCAAGTTATGTTGGTCAAGCAACTATTACTACTCTTGGTACTATCGCAACTGGTACTTGGCAAGGTACTATCGTTGGTTCAACTTATGGTGGTACTGGTGTTAATAATGGATCTAGCACTATTACACTTGGTGGTAGTTTAAGCACTATCGGTGCGTTTACTACTGCGTTAACTGCAACTGCTAATACTACATTAACACTACCTGTTACTGGCACTCTTGCTACACTAGCTGGTACTGAAACATTTACTAACAAAACTTTAACTGCTCCAGTTATCGCAACTATTGTTAATACTGGTACTTTAACACTACCAACTTCAACTGATACTTTAGTTGGTCGTGCCACTACTGATACACTTACTAATAAAACAATCACTGGTGCGATAATCACTACTGGTAGTATTAACAATACTCCAATCGGTGCCACTACTACAAACACTGGTGCGTTCACTACATTAAATGCAAGTGGTACTATTACTGCTCAAGGTAATATTACTGGTGCTGGTGCTGGTACTTCTACTCTCGATGGATTCAATATCGATGGTGGTACGTACTAACTAAATATAGTATAATACTGGGGATTCTTATCCCCAGATAACCTTTTTAGGAAGATGAATGAGTAATCAAATCATACTCAAGAAATCATCTGTTGGAGCAAAAGTTCCAGTTGCAGGTGATTTGGCATACGGTGAATTGGCATTAAACTATGCTGATGGTAAACTGTATTTCAAAAACTCTTCCAATGCAATTCAATCGTTCTCAAACGATTCGAATAATGCATCAAATGTTACCTTAACTGGTACACAAACCCTAACAAACAAAACAATCGCTTTTGGTAGTAATACTATTAGTGGAACAACAGCACAGTTTAATACAGCATTAACTGATGGCGATTTTGCTACGTTAGCTGGCACTGAAACCCTAACAAATAAAACTTTAACATCTCCAAGTCTTAGTGGTACAGTTGCATTAACTTCTACTACGCTACTTTCTATTAATGGTAGTACTGGAAGTTCTGGACAATTCCTTGCACGTGGACCAACTGGTCTTACTTGGACAGCAGCACCCAGTCCAGCACTATCAACATTAAGTGATGTTGCGATTAGTGGACCAACAGCACAACAAGTTTTAACATATACAGGTTCCGCATGGATTAACGCTGATTCAAATGCAGTTGTTGCTTCTGCGGTTTTTGCCACTTCTCAATCAGATCTTGGATACGTCTATGATGGTAACGTAACTATCACAGAAGAGTTAGGTACAATTACTGAAATTGCCAACAGTATTTACGATTTGGGTGTACTAAGTTTTACAGGTATTATCTCATTAAACAACATAGACCAATCGATCAAATCAGATTATCTTGGTTACTCTATTATTTTCGGATTCTAAGGATATACAATGGCACGTCAGTTAATTGAAAAATACATCTTCTCTCCAAATGCAGCAGGATATGGTACAGTAAAATTTCCTGGTAAAGTTGATTTAACTCAACTTTTGATTATTGCAAATAAAACTCAACAAACAAACGTCTATGCGATTGGTGACCCTACTAAGAATGGTACAATCGTATATGATCCAGATGATGTTACTTTTATGGGTAGCACAGCACAGTATTCTGAACAGGTTGGTGCAAGTACTGTAACATTCGCAGCTGATACTGCTTCAATGTTATCTACTGATAAAATTGCTATCTATACTGATGCGCCAAAACAAATTGGTAACATCGTTCGTCCTTACGCATTCGGTGTTGATGCTATTGAACGCCAGAGGGTGGCAATGCCCCAAGCGTTAATTGACGCTGACTTTGAGTATGGATTACAACCAACTAAATGGCAGAACTATTCTGACATTCGTGGTATTCCAGGTATTTACGAAAAACCTGGACTTGACTTGTTCATGACTAACATTACTTCAGATGGTGGTAATCCATCTGTTATGACAGTTACATGTTCACAGGCGCATGGACTTTCTGTGGCTCAGCCAGTTATTATCTTCGGTACTGCTGGTGTATCAAATGCTGCTCGTGCTGAAGGTGCTTTCGTTGTAACAGCTGTGCCAACTTCTACTACCTTTACATTCTTTGCTAAAGGTATTGTTGGAACTAATGGATCTTCTATTTGGAATCAGTCTACATATGCTCGTCGTGGTGGCTTTTATGCTGGTGCTGGTCTACCAATCACTGGATATGTTTCTAATGCAGCATCTCCTTCTATCATTACTGTAACATGTTCTGCCAACCATGGTTTAGTGGCTGGTGCTCCAATCGTTAACATTGTTACTTCTTCTGGAGTATATCATGACCTAATGGGTGGTAACTTCTTCGTTGAATCAGTTCCCACTGGAAATACATTTACATTTACTGCTCGAGTTGGTGGAGCAGTAGCAAATGCGTCTATCGTAGCTACAACATATACTCGTTCTGATGCTTATGTTCAACACAGACCATTCGATGGTGGTGTTAACATTGGTACATTCTTACCGTCTCATGGTGCATCTGTTTCTCGTCAAACTAAAAAATATATGCGTTACCAATCTGGTAAAGGTATGCTCTGGACTTCAGGTGTTCTGTTTAATCCAGTTATGAACTTAGACCAAATTTCTGCAGCAGCAACTTCTGTTGGTTCATTAATTACAGTATCCACTGAAATTGACCATGGTCTACAGGCTGGCGCAACTATTCAAATTGCTGGTGTTGTTACTTCTGGTTATAATGGTACATATGGTGTAGGAACTATTGTTAATGAATCGTCATTTACAGTTAATGCTATTCAGACTCTTGGTTCTACTTCTGCTGTTATTACTAATCTACCACGTGTTACTGTTAAAAATTGGATTGGTGCTTCTACTCGATGCGGTCCATTTGATGATCAAAATGGATTATTCTGGGAATTTGATGGTCAAGAATTAGCAGTCGTTAAGAGATCTGCGACTTATCAGTTATCAGGATTCGTTGCTGTAACTGCTGGTTCACAATCTGTTGCTGGAACTAACTGTCGTTTTACTCAACAATTAAAAGTTGGTGATTCTATCGTTATTCGTGGTATGACATATCGTGTTGGTTCTATTACTGATGATAACACTATGTCTATCAATCCAGAATACCGTGGTGTTAATAATTCATCTGGTATTAAAATTGCTCACGTAATTGATACTCGCATTCCACAATCACAATTTAATTTTGATAAGATCGATGGTACTGGTATCTCTGGTTACAATATTAACCTAAACAAAATGCAGATGTTGGGGATTTCATTCTCATGGTATGGTGCTGGTTTTATTGACTTTATAGTTCGTGGTGGTGATGGTAATATGATTCAAGTTCATCGCATGAAACAGAATAACGTAAATGATGAAGCATATATGCGCACAGGTAATACTACTGTTCGTTATCAAGCGATTAACGAATCTGCTAGAGATCGTTTGGCTGCAACTATGACAAACAGTCAAACAAGCATGACATTAGTAGATGCATCAAGATTTCCATCTACTGGTGGCATTGTATTAGTTGATAGTGAATACATTTCATTTACTGGTAAAGCAGGTAATGTATTAACTGGACTAACTCGAGCAGCAACATTCTCTATGTTCGTTGGTGGATCTACTAAAACATTCTCTGGTGGTGCAGCTGCAGTTCATGCTGTTGGTAATGGATTTAACTCAGTGACTCTTATTAGTTGCACTTGCTCTCCAATTATCAATCACTGGGGTTCTTCATATATTATGGATGGTAACTTTGATACAGATCGTGGTTATTATTTTAACTACGCTGCAACTGGAATTGCATTAACATCTGGTCAAACTAAAACTGCATTCTTCTTAAGACTTGCACCGTCCGTATCAAACTCAATTGCTGGTCAATTTGGAGATCGAGATCTTATTAATCGTTCACAATTATTACTACAGCAATTACAAATTCAATCAGATCAGTCAGTACAGGTTTACGGCATTTTAAATCCAGGTAATATTGATGCGTCATCATTAACTTGGACAGCGGTTAATACTACTGCTCTTGGTTCTCAACCTTCGTTCGCTCAAGTTTCTACAAGTAGTTCAACTACTGCATCTCCAGGAGAACAAAACTTTAGTACGTTGGGTCAACCAGCTGGATTTGCGCAGATTGACTTATCAAACCTTAAAGAATTAACAAACTCAGCAATTGGTGGTTACTCAAATTATCCAGATGGTCCAGACGTCTTAGCAGTTGTTGTTAAAAATCTAACTACCAATACTGCTACTGCCAATATTAACCTATTCTGGTCAGAAGCACAAGCCTAAATATATCGAATTAGAGGAAAACTATGTCAACACAAGTACAATTTAGACGAGGTACAACTACACAAAATAATGCGTTCACTGGAGCGCAGGGTGAATTGTCTGTTGACACCGATCTTAAAACGATTCGTCTACACGATGGAACTACCGCAGGTGGTGGTTCCACTATGCTTAATAACATCTCTGCACAAACTGCTTTAAATAAAACATTTAGTACTGGTTCTGTTTGGCAGGGTAATGCTGTTGGTTTAGGTTATGGTGGTACAGGTTCTGCTCTCAGCCCAGCAGCTGGTGCTGTTCTGTATTCTACTGCCAGTGGTCTTGCTCTTTCTGCAGCTGGTACTTCTGGTCAAATTCTAGTTTCTGGTGGTGCTGGTGCTCCGACATTCGTTGCTGCTTCTTCTATCGCAGCTGGTACTTCTACTACAGCTGCTACTGCTACTAACATCGCTGGCGGTTCTGCTGGTCAGTTAGTTATTCAAGCAGATACAAGTTTATCTACATTCATTACTGCTGGTGCATCAGGTACATTCTTGCGCTCTGCTGGTGCTGGTTATGCACCTACTTGGGCGACTGCAGACGTAACAATTGGTTCTACTGTTATTGCTCTGGGTAGTTCTTCTACTAGTTTAGCTGGTATGAATATTATTGCAGCTACTGGTACTAGCCATTGGACACTTCCAGTGGGTACAACTGGTAATCGTCCAGTTTCTCCTGCTGCTGGTATGGTTCGTTACAACTCTACAATCACTTCGTTCGAGGGTTATTCATCTGGTGCATGGTCTTCTCTTGGTGGTGTATCTTCTGTAGATAAGTTTACATACATTCAAGCAGAAACTTCTGCCAATGCTTCTAATGGTGATCTAGATTTCTTTGCTGAAGATGCAGCTGGCACTGCTGCCACTCAAGTTGGTCAGTGGAATAGAACTAACCTTAAAGATTATACTGGTACTTTAGTTGGAACACAAACTACTCAGAATGTCTTTAACGCTACTGCAACAACTGTTAATGCTTTTGGCGCAGCGACTACACTTTCTCTTGGTGCTGCAAGTGGTACAGCGACTGTTAATAACTCAACAGTAACATTAGCCAATGCTACTGCTCTTAACATTAATGGTGCGTCTCCAGCAATTGCTACAACTAGTACTACTGCTTCCCTATTCAACTCAACAGTTACTACATTAAATATCGGTGGTGCAGCAACTACTATTTCTATAGGTGCTGCAACTGGCACACTAACAATCAATAATGCAAATACAGTTATTACTGGTAACTTAACTGTAAACGGCACAACTACAACAATTAACTCAACAGTAACTTCTGTTGATGATATTGAATTTGAATTAGGTTCTGTTGCATCTCCAACTAATGTTACTGCCAATGGCGGTGGTATTCGTCTTAAAGGTACTACCGATAAGACTATTACTTGGGATAGCACTAATGCTAACTGGACTTCTAGTGAAAACTGGAATCTTGCTACTGGTAAGACATTTAAGATCAACAACGTATCAGTTCTAACTGCTAATGCTGTTCTTAATGATTCTACTCAAACATCTATTACTGTTGGTGGTTCTGCCACTGCGATTACTCTAGGTGCTAATAGTGGAACATTAACTATTGGTAACCCAACTGTTGTTGGAACACAAACAACACAAAACTTATTTAATACAGTAGCAACTACTTTAAATATTGGTGGTGCATCGACTGCACTAAACTTAGGTGCATCTACAGGTACAGCGACTATCGCTAACCAAACTGTTACATTAAGTAATGCCACTGCATTGAATTTGAATGGCGCTTCTCCTGTAATTGCTACAACTAGTACTACTGCTTCAGTTTTTAACTCATCAGTTACTACTCTCCATATTGGTAGTGCAGCAACTACACTAGCGATTGGTAATGCCACTTCTGCTACCTTGACTCTTCGTCCAGGAACTGTTGTTGGATCTAATACCACTCAGAACTTATATAATACAGTTGCCACTACTTTAAACTTAGGTGGTGCAGCAACTGCACTAAACTTAGGTGCATCTACTGGTACTACAACAGTTAACAATGATTTAACAGTTGCCTCTGGTAAAAAGATAGTAATGACTAACATCTACGATATCGTAGCATTTAGTGGTTCAACTTCTGGAACTGGTGCCACAGCAATAACTACTTTATCTTCTTCTGTGTATCGTTCTGGTAAAGTTGTACTGTCAATCACTAATGGTTCTGTTTATAGAATTATGGAAATGTTGTTTATGCATGATGGTACTACTGTAACATTTAACGAAAACTACACAGTTGCCAATGAAATGCAAAGTGCAACTACTAATACTACATTTAGTGGATCTATCTCTGCTGGAACTTTAACGATCTTTGCTACTTGTTCTTCTGGAACTTCTGCAATAAAAGGTCAAGCAACTTTATTCAAGGTATAATATATGGCAATCCCAACAACTAGAGAAGGTTTAAAACAATACTGTCTCCGTGACTTGGGTGCACCTGTACTCGAAATTAACGTAGATGATGATCAACTAGAAGATCGTATTGATGAATCGTTAGATTATTGGAGACAATATCACTATGATGGTATTGAAGAAATTTATTTAAAACAACTTATACGTGCTTCTGAGATCACTCTAACAGCTAGCGTGGCTGGTACATTTGATACTGGTGAAATAATTACAGGTGTTTCTTCTGGAGCAAAAGCAACAGTTTGTGTAGAATCTCAAAGAAAATCTAATGGAACATTACTGCTAGTTAAAAAGGTCACTGGAACATTTACTGCAGGTGAAGCAATTACTGGTTCTGCTGGACATAATGCTACTCTTAGTTCTATCACTCTAAGAGAGTACGATAACAAATACATAATTGTCCCAGATTATGTTTGGGGTATAACAGGTATTCTTAACATTGGGCAAGCATCTTCTTCTAAGAATATGTTCGACTTGCAATACCAGTTGCGTTTAAATGACTTGTATGATTTAACTTCTACATCAATCATTTATTATACAACTGTGATGCAGCATTTAGACTTACTTGATTGGACTCTAAATGGTAAAGCAGATTTTAGATTCAATAGACTCCAAGATCGCATGTACTTAGACATTAACTGGGACTCAGATTTATTTCTTGGTGATTACATAATCATTAAAGGATATCGTGCAATGGATCCTACCACTTGGTCTAAAGTTTGGAACGAGACTTGGCTAAAGAAATATACATCTGCATTGTTTAAGAAACAATGGGGAACAAACCTTAAGAAATTCAAAGGTATTCAACTTCCAGGTGGAGTTGTTTTAGATGGCGATACACTATACCAAGAAGCAATTGCAGAAATACAGATGTTAGAACAAGATTTAATTACCAAGTCTGCGCCACTAAACTTCATAATGGGCTAAAATGTCAACAACAAATGTTTATTTCTCTCAGGGAACTAAAAACGAACAGTTCCTAATTGAGGATTTGATCATAGAATCGTTACGTATTTACGGTAACGAAGTTATGTACATCCCTAGAACTTTGGTTTCTAAGGATAATATTCTTGGTGAAGATCGTCTCTCTCAATTTAAGTCTGCATTTCCTATTGAAATGTACTTCGAGAACGTAGACTCGTTTGCAGGACAAGGTGCTTTTATTCAGAAGTTTGGTTTAATGATTGAACAATCTGCCACTCTGGTATGCGCACGTAGAAGATGGGAACAGTTTGTTGGGCGCTATGGAGTAACTACAATTCCAAGTCGCCCAAACGAAGGTGATTTGATTTACTTCCCACTATCAAAGGGGTTGTTTGAAATCAAATTTGTTCAACATCAAGATCCATTTTATCAACTTGGTAAACTTTATGTTTACAAACTGCAAATTGAATTGTTTCAATATGCTTCTGAGTTTATCGATACTGGTATACCTGCTGTAGATGCATTCGAATCTCTAAAATCATTCACAACTAATACTACCAGAAGTTCTCGTGGTGAGGTTGTTAGTATCACTATGACCAATCTTGGATCTGGATATACTTCTGTTCCGACAGTTTCATTTGTTAGTGGAAGTGGTTCTGGTGCTACTGCTACAGCAATTAGGGGAACCTCTGGAGCAAACCTTAATAAAATTACAGGTGTGACTATTACAAATGGTGGTACTGGTTATCAAAGTGCTCCAGTCGTACAATTTACTGGAGGTGGTGGAATTGGTGCTCAAGCAACTGCTACTATCGAGACTAATATAGACAAAGCAGCAGACTCTTTCGCTGACAATAATTCATTCAAGAAAGAATCTGTTAATGTTATTAATTTTGATGAATCAAATCCATTCGGTGAAATAAACAATGCTTAACGATAACGTATACTATCATGGAATAATTCGAAAAAGCATTGTTGCTTTTGGTCGTTTATTCAGCGACATCTATATTGATCGCAAACAAGGTGACTCTGTTACTGGAACTACACTACAGCGTTTGCAGATTCCTCTTGCCTATGCACCAAAAGAAAAATGGTTAGTTAGAATTGATGGAGATCCAACTTTAGAAAATAACGTAAACACTGTTCTCCCAAGAATGTCTTTTGAGATCACTGGTTACAATTATGATGCTGCTCGTAAGACTAATCGTATGCAGCAGATTAAATCTGGTAATAGTCTTAACAAATCAGTTATGTACACACCAGTCCCATACAACTTAGATATTTCTTTGTATGTGTTAACTAAAACACAAGAAGATGGTCTTCAAATTATCGAACAGATTCTCCCAACATTCACACCAGAGTATACATTAAGTGTTAATGCTGTGCCAGATATGGGTGTTGTTATTGATGTTCCCATTGTATTAAATTCTATTCAAGTACAAGATGAATACGATGGCGATTTTCAAACTAGAAGATCAGTGGTTCATACATTAAATTTCCAAATGAAATTAAACCTATTTGGACCAATGTCAAATCAAGCAGTTATTGGTACTGTGTATGCCAATGTTGGTCAAAATGAAAACTTCACAAATGCAAATAGAGTTTATACTGCAGAAGGTGATGTTACCACAGCTACTGTAACAACAGAAGACTGGACTTCGAATTTCTAAACATGGCTGAAATTTATAATTCGAATTCGAACTTAAAAGCTGCTGGTGTAACTGTACAATTTACTCCAGAAAATATTCAAGAGTACATTAAGTGTTCTCAAGATTACGTTTACTTTATTGAAAACTATTGCTATATCGTTACACTTGACCATGGTCTTCAGTTGTTTAAACTGTATGATTGTCAGAAAAATAAACTACATATAATCCATCAGAATCGTCGTGTGATTTTAATGGAAGGTCGTCAGCAGGGTAAGACAACTACATCAGCTGCATACATTTTATGGTATACCTTATTCCAAGCAAACAAAACTGTAGCGATTTTGGCTAACAAAGCTACATCTGCTCGTGAAGTTTTAAATCGTTATCAAACTATGTATGAATTGCTTCCTCAATGGATGCAACAAGGTGTCACTACTTGGAATAAAGGTGATATTGAACTAGAGAATGGATCTAAAGTATTCACTTCAGCAACTTCTGCTTCTGGTATTCGTGGTAAATCTGTTAACTTACTTTATGTTGACGAAGCTGCGATTATCCCAAATCAAGTTGCCGAGGAATTCTTTACATCTGTTTATCCAACGATTTCTGCTGGACAGACTACTAAGATTCTTTTATCTTCTACACCACTCGGCTATAACCATTTCTGGAAGTTTTGGAATGATGCTGAAAATGGTCGCAATGGGTTTACACCATTGTTCATTCCTTATTGGGAAATTCCAGGTCGTGATGATAAGTGGGCAGCTGAACAGAAAGCCATGCTTGGTGAACTTAAATATAACCAAGAGGTTGCTTGTAAATTCCTTGGTTCTAGTTTAACTTTAATCTCTGCAGATGTTATCGCCAAGATGCCAGTCGATCCTATCATCTATACAAAAGATGGATTGGATGTTTATGTTAAGCCACAGGCTGGACATACTTATTGTATGGTCTGTGACGTAGCAAAAGGTGTTGGTGGTGACTATTCAGCATTCCAATTAATAGATATAACAGAAGTTCCATATAGAACAGTCGCAAAATACAGAAAGAATGATATTAGTCCTCTCTTATATCCCAATGTGATATACAAAGTGGGTAAAGAATACAACGAAGCATACGTATTAATAGAAATTAACTCGAGTGAACAGGTCGCCCATATCTTATACTCAGAATTAGAATATGAAAATCTTCTATTCGTTAATCGCCATAATATGGGTCAGTATATCGGTGGAGGATTTGGTGGAGGTAAAACTCAACTAGGTGTCAATACTGATAAAAAGATCAAAAGAATTGGATGTCACAACTTCAAATCATTGATCGAAGAAAACAAGTTACTTGTAACCGATGCAGATACGATTTCTGAAATTTCAACATTTATAGAAATTAAAGGATCATATGCTGCTGATGAAGGATATCACGATGATTTGGTAATGCCTTTGGTGCTCTTTGGATGGGTCACAACTCAGCCGTATTTCAAAGACCTAAATAATGTTAACCTTAGAGAAATTATGTACAAAAAGCAAATACAAGCTATTGAAGAGGAATTGACACCATTCGGATTCTATGACGATGGAAGTCCTGAAAAGGCTCCACTGAATTTTTGAATTGAAAACTTGTAAAAACTAAATAAAATGTAGACAAGAAATTTCTGTCTAAAGTAAAAACTTATTAACAAGGAGAATTACAATGCCTTTCCAATTATCTCCAGGCGTTGCAGTCGTAGAAAAAGATTACACATCGATCGTTCCAGCTGTATCTAGCTCTCGTGGAGCGTTTGCTGGTGCTTTCCAATGGGGTCCAGTTTTGGCTCCTACTCAGGTTAGTTCCGAGAACGAATTAGTTCGTTACTTCGGTAAACCAACTGATGCGAATGCGCAAGCCTTTTTTACTGCAGCGAACTTCCTGTCATACACAAATGCTCTCTTAATTTCTCGTGCAGACGTAACTGCAGCTAGAAATGCAGTTGCTACTCAAACTGGTACAGTTACATCAGTCACTATGGTGACTGGTGGTACTGGTTACGATGCAACTCTTTTACCTGCTGTTACATTTAGCGCACCTCAAATTACAGGTGGTGCAGCTGCAACTGGTACTGCAATTTCTTCTGGTGCTTCTGTTACTGGTGTCACTCTTTCAAATGGTGGTACAGGTTATACTGCAGCAACGCTAACATTTAGCGCACCACAAGTTGCGGGTGGTGTTACTGCTACAGGTACTGCTACTATCGTTGGTGGTTCAATTACTGGTATTATTGTTACTAATGGTGGATCTGGTTACACAACTGCCCCAACTATTAACATTACTGCTAATGGTACTAATGCAGCGATCGGTACAGTTTCTCTAGGAACTGCCACTATTACTGGTATCACAGTAACTTCTGCTGGATCTGGTTATACCGCTGCTCCAAATATATCAGTCGCTTTTGCTGGTTCTGATCAGGGAACTGCATGGTCAGCTACTACAGCATTGGCTCAAAATGTTTACGTTTCTTTTGCTGGTAGATTATATACAGTTACAGTAGCTGGAACAACAGGTTCTACTGGTCCATCTCATACAACTGGTAGTGTGGCTAACGGCTCTGCTACGTTATTGTTTGTTAGTACTGCTGCTGCCGCAACTGCAGCTATTACTGTCGGTGGTTTAAAGATCAATAACAATAATGATTACTTGGCTGCTTATGGTAGTGGACAAGCTGTTGTTGGTGAATTTGCTGCACGTTGCCCTGGAACTTTAGGAAACTCACTATTAGTTTCTCTGGCTGACTCTGCATCTTTTGCTGGTTGGACTTATGCAGCAAATTTTGATGCTGCTCCTTCTACTTCAACATATGCAGCAAACAATAATGCTTCTTTAGATGAAGTTCATATTGTTGTTATTGATCAACTTGGTTACTTCACTGGAGTTCCAGGTTATGTATTAGAAAAATTTGCGTTTGCTTCTAAAGCATCTGATGCGAAAAAGTCTGATGGTACTAATAACTACTACAAAAATGTAATCAATACAAACTCAGAATATATCTACTGGATGGATCATACAGCATCAGGTACAGATTGGGGAAGTACTGCAGTTGTTGGAGGTGCTTTTGTTACTGTTGGTACAGCTATCACTCGTCAATTGTCTGGTGGTATTGATGGATTGACTGCTACTGCTGGTCAACTACAAACTGCTTATGCATTGTTTGCCGATGATGCTGCTTATGATATCTCATTAGTTATGATGGGTAAAGCAGATGCAGCTACAACTGCTGCTGTTATTGGATCGGTTGCAGAAACTCGTCTTGATTGCGTAGTGTTTGCATCTCCACAGAACACTTCTACTGGTGATCCAATTATTGGTTCTGGTTCTGGTTCTACAAATGCCATCATTGCTTACCGTAATGCACTTCCAAGTACTTCTTATGCAGTACTAGATTCTGGTTGCAAATATCAGTATGATCGCTACAATGACGTATATCGTTGGGTTCCATTGAATGGTGACATTGCTGGTCTATGTGCTCGCACTGATTACCAACAAGATCCATGGTTCTCTCCAGGTGGTCTAAATCGTGGTCAGATTAAGAGTGTTGTTAAATTAGCACACAATCCTACTAAAGCAGATCGTGATCTACTGTACAAAGCTGGTGTAAACCCAGTTGTTACTTTCCCAGGAGAAGGTACAGTTCTATTCGGTGACAAGACTCTCTTGGCTAAACCAAGTGCGTTCGATCGTATTAACGTGCGTCGTTTGTTTATCGTTATGGAAAAGGCGATTGCTACAGCTGCTAAATTCCAGTTGTTTGAATTCAATGATCCTTTCACTCGTGCTCAGTTTAAGAACTTGATCGAGCCATTCCTGCGTGATGTCCAAGGTCGTCGTGGTATTACAGACTTTAGAGTTAAGTGTGATGATTCGAACAACACAGGACAAGTTATTGACGCAAATGAATTTGTTGCTGATATTTTCGTTAAGCCAAATCGTTCTATCAACTACATTACTTTGAACTTTGTTGCTGCTCGCTCTGGAATTAACTTCAGCGAAGTCGGTGCGTAATTCAGAATAAATAAAGAAAAGAACAAAGGAGAATTAAATGGCAAATATTGCTGATTTCAAATCACAGATGATCGGGGGCGGTGCTCGTCCCAATCAGTTTAGAGTTGAATTATCTTTTCCATCATTTGTTACACTTGGTCCAGTAGCTGGTCAGCGTGCACAGTTTTTGTGTAAGGCTGCTCAGTTACCTGCTTCTACTTTAGAGAACATCTCTGTTCTCTTCAAAGGTCGCCCAGTTAACTTTGCTGGTGAGCGTACATTCCAACCATGGACTGTAACAATTTACAACGATACTACTTTCGGTATTCGTAATGCACTAGAACAGTGGCAATCTGGTATCCAGAATTATGACACTACTCTTGGTCGCACAAACCCAACAGACTATCAAGTTGATATGCAAGTGCATCAATTAGATCGTTCTGGTTCTATCATCAAGACTTATAAGTTTGTTGATGCTTATCCTACTAACATTTCTGCTATTGGTTTAGATTACGAACAGCAAAATGCTATTGAACAGTTTGATGTAGAGTTCCAATACAACTTCTTTACATCTGCTACAGGTGCATCTGGTGGCTTTGGAGTTAATGTTTCTATCGACACACCAGTTGGATCTATTCCTCTATAATTTAACCGAAGGTTTATATAATGCAATTTTTTGGCTTCGAGATAAGTCGTAAAAAAGAGAAAGAACTTGGAAGTGTAGTACCTCCGAGTCCTCAAGATGGCGCAACCGTAATAAATACTGGCGTAAATGCTGGTGGTTATTACGGTATGGTCATGGATCTGGATGGGGTCGTTAAGAATGAAAATGATCTTATTCGTCGTTATCGTGAAGTTGCTTCATACAGCGACTGCGATATGGCGATTGAAGATATTATTAATGAAGCAATTGTTACTGATGAACACAAACCATCAGTAGAGATCAACTTAGATGATCTAACTGTTTCAGAAAGTATTAAGAAAAAAATTCGTGAAGAGTTTAGGAATATTTTACGTGTTCTAAAATTTGAAGATTGTGGTCATGACACTTTTAGAACTTGGTATATTGATGGTCGTTTATACTATCATATCTTAATAGATGAGAAGAATTTAAAACAAGGTATTGTTGAATTACGTTACATTGATCCTCGCAAAATTCGTCGTATCAAAAACGTAGTTAAAGAAAAAACACCACAAGGTGTTGAAGTTATAAAGAACATCGAAGAATACTATCTTTATAACGACAAGGGTATTACTGAAAGTACTACTCAGGGTATTAAGTTATCCTTAGATTCAGTAGTCTATGTACCATCAGGTTACTTAGATTCAAATACTGGAATGATGATGTCTTATTTACATAAGGCAATCAAACCAGTAAATCAGTTAAAGATGATTGAGGATTCTCTAGTCATCTATCGTATTAGTCGTGCACCTGAACGCAGAATTTTTTACATTGATGTAGGTAACTTACCTAAAGTAAAAGCTGAACAATATGTTCAGGACATCATGAATAAATTCCGTAACAAGATTGTGTATGATGCCACTACTGGCGAAACTCGTGATGATAGAAAACATCTTTCAATGATGGAAGATTTCTGGATGCCTCGTCGTGAAGGTGGTAAGGGTACTGAAATTACTACACTTCCAGGTGGTCAGAATCTTGGTGAGATTCAAGACATTGAGTATTTCCAAAATAAATTATTCCATGCTTTAAATGTTCCAATTGGTCGTTTACAGGAACAAGCAGGATTTAGTATTGGACGAGCAACTGAGATCTCTCGTGACGAGATTAAGTTTCATAAATTTGTTGGTCGTCTTCGTAAGAAGTTTTCTAATATATTTACTGATGCATTATATGTTCAGTTAGTAGCTAAAAATATTATTCGTCCCGATGAATGGGAAGATTTAAAACATGAAATTAGATATGACTACATCGAAGACAATCATTATTCTGAATTAAAAGATAATGAAATTCTTAATGCTAGACTCGCCACTCTACAATTAGTAGAACCATACATCGGTAAGTTTTATTCTATGGACTGGATTCGTAAAAATATTCTTCAGATGAATGAACAAGAAATGGAAGAGATGAGCAAACAGATGGAATCAGATGGTGAGATTCAGATGCAGCATGCTGAGATGGATGGAACTGTTGCAGCTGCGGCACAAGCAGCACAGCAGAACTTTTTACAGGCAAATGCACCACAAGCAGATGAAGCACCAACTGACCAAGGTAAACAAGATAATCAAGGAGTGAATAAATGAGTGAAACAGTGAAAAATTTAGTAGATGCGATTCAAGCCAAAGATGCAATTGGAACAGAGGCTGCATTTCAAGCAGCAATGGCAGAAAAGATTTCTGCTAGATTAGACAGTATGCGTCAAGACGTTGCACAGAGTATGTTTAAAACTCAAGAGGTAGAAGTATCTACTGAAGAGCCAAACGCAGAAACAGAAGTAGAATAATGCGTTACTACCAATTAACAAAATCTTTAAAGAGATCTGATGTTGTCGAAAGCATCAGATCTTACTCACATCTGATTGAAAGAACATCAGAAAATAAGATTTTGATTAATGGCGTAGAGTCAAAGTATAAAAGTTTGGAAGAAGCAAAAGATTTTATCAAACAAGAATATATCTCGCAAAAATTAGAAGAACAAGTATCAAAAGAATCATACGACGAATTATCAGACGAAAAAGTCGCTAGTATTATCAAAGAATACCATGATGTAAAAGTTACAGATACGTTAATAGAAACATATATTAAACTTGCTTCTTCCAACATTTTTAACGTAGACCCTGTTGTTCAGAATATTCGTTCTTTGAATAAACTTGACAGAATCGTTGAAGGTAAATTACACTACGTGCTTGCTGATGAAACTATTGTTGCAATTAATCAGCAAACGCAAGATCACCTAAATAAGTTATTAGGTAATCAACCAGAGATTATCGAGTACATGAGAGAGTCAAAAGAGAACTTCTGTCATGTGCTTGAACAAATAGAGGAATAACAAATGGCTGTCACCAAGACTATTTTAAAGAACACTAATTTAGAGACTGTTGTCAAAATTAGTGGTACTGCAGCATCTGCTACTATTAGTTTAGCAACTGATTGTTTAGCATCTACACAAGCACTTTCTGGTGGAACACAGACTGTTGACATCATTACTTCTCAAGTAACTGGTCTATTAAATTCTAGTATTACTGTTGTAAGAAACTCACTTCCTGTGTTAGCATTTGCACCAGAACACAATGGTTTGTTTAACTTTGAAGGTAATGGGTACAGAGATACTGTTGGAAATACATCTGATATCGTAGTAACAATCGGAGGTGCAGAAGCCCACATTTATCTCACACTTCGTAAAGTTGGTGGATATGCTACTAAAGTTGAAGAAGCTACTTACGGTGCTTACGAAGATGTTACTCGTGTTGGTGCTTCTACCACAGCAAGTGGTTCTCCAGATAAGGTCTAACTATGAAACTAATTAGAGAAGAAGTTCAAGACACTAAATTTATCGTTGAAGATAAAGGTCTTGGTAAACCAAAACAATACTTCATTGAAGGTATCTTCCTTCAATCAGAACTAGTAAATCGTAATGGTCGTATGTACAAAGAAGGTACAATGGACAAAGAAGTTGGTCGCTATCTTAAAGAAGCCGTTGAAATGAATCGTGCTTATGGCGAACTTGGTCATCCAGATGGTCCAGGTATTAACCTTGATCGTGTATCACACATGATCACTTCACTACGTAAAGAAGGCACAAACTATATTGGTCGTGCTAAGATTTTAGAAACTCCAATGGGTAATATTGCACGTGGTCTATTAGATGGCGGTGCAAATCTTGGAGTATCAAGTAGAGCAATGGGTTCTCTCAAACAAAACAATGAGGGGGTTCAGGTAGTTCAAGATGACTTTATGTTGTCTACAGCTGCAGACATTGTAGCTGATCCATCTGCTCCTGACGCATACGTCAGAGGCATCATGGAGAACAAAGAGTGGATATTTGTCGATGGAAAGTTTGTGGAACAACATATTGAAGAGGTTAAATCCTTTATTAAAAAGACTTCTTCTAGAAATCTAGAGGAAGCAAAGGTGCAGGCTTTCCAACGCTTTCTGAGTAAAATCAGATAAATAATAAATAAATAACAGAACTATCCAGTTAGGAGAACATAGATGTCAATCGAACAAAAAATCGCTGAAATTTTAGCTGAGTCTAAGAAACAGAAATTAGACGAAGCCAAGTTTGCAGGTACTGAAGGTGGCAGCAAATCCACTAAAGAAAATGCTGAAGCTGGCGACCAAGCTGTAATTCGTACAGGTAACCCAGTTCCAAATGGTGGTAACACACCAAACCCAGACAATGCACGTAACAACGTACAAGACGAAAAAGATGCAGAAGATGCACCTACTGGTAAAATGAATCCACACAATGGAGATCAAAAACCAGTTCGCCCAATGAAAGAAGACATTGATGCAATGTTGGGTGATGCAGAACTAACAGAAGAATTTAAAACCAAAGCAGCTACTATTTTTGAAGCAGCTGTATTGGCACGTGTCGCTGAAGAAGCTGCACGTATTCAAGAAGAATTCGAAGCGAAACTTGCTGAGCAAGTTGAGCAGAATATACAGGGAATTGTTGAACAAGTTGATGGATACCTCGGCTATATGGCTGAGCAGTGGATGGCACAAAATGAAATCGCCCTAGAGCAAGGCATGAAATCTGAAATTCTCGAAGGTTTCGTGAATGGTCTGAAAGGACTATTTGAAGAGCACTATATCGATATCCCAGAAGAGCGTTTCGATGTTCTTGGTGAGATGGAAAATAAAATTGCTGAATTAGAATCTAAAATTGACGAGCAAGTTGAAGCCAATATTGAGTTGACAAAAACTCTAGCAGAAGCAAAACGTGCTGAAATCGTTGGTACAGTAAGCGAAGGTTTGACAGATACTGAGACTGAAAAGTTTCTTTCTCTAGCAAAAGAAATCGCTTTCGAAGATTCTGAATCATTCGAAACTAAACTAAAAACTATTCGTGAAAGTTATTTTACTGCCAAGCAGTTAACTGAAGTTAAATCAGTAGTAACTGATGCTCCAGTAGAAGTGTTAACAGAGTCAAAGGCGAAAGCAGTTGATCCTGTAATGGCACAATATCTATCCGCACTCAACAAATAATAAAGGAAAACTAACTATGTTAGACCGTAAACAATTAATGGAGAAATGGGCTCCAGTATTGAACCACGAAGGTTCAAGCCCAATCAAAGATAACTACCGTAAGGAAGTTACAGCAGTTCTTTTGGAAAACCAAGAACGTGAACAGTATAAGTACAATGAGCAAGTTGGCGCATTGAACGAAGCTGCTCCAACAAACAGCGTTGGTTCATATGGTGACACTGGCGGTATCGCTAAGTTTGATCCAGTATTGATCAGCTTGGTTCGTCGTGCAATGCCACAACTTATCGCTTATGATGTTGCTGGTGTTCAACCAATGACTCAGCCAACTGGCTTGATCTTCGCAATGAAGTCACGTTACAGCACTCAAGGTGGTACTGAAGCGTTGTTCAACGAAGCAGATACTGACTTCTCTGGTACTGGTGTTCACTCTGGTGCGTCAGTATTCGGTGGTGCTGACACTAATGGTACTGGTATGGCTACTTCTGCTGCAGAAGCCATGGGTACTTCTGGTGGTGGTACTTTCGGTGAGATGGCATTCAGCATCGAAAAGACTTCTGTAACTGCAAAGACTCGTGCTTTGAAGGCAGAATACTCTATTGAACTAGCACAAGACTTGAAATCAGTTCATGGTCTTGACGCTGAAGGCGAATTGAGCAACATTCTTTCTACAGAAATTCTTGCTGAAATCAATCGTGAAGTTATCCGTACAATCTACAACACTGCTAAACCAGGTGCTGCAGTTGGTACAGCTACTGCTGGTACTTTCGACTTGGACGTTGACTCTAATGGTCGTTGGTCTGTTGAAAAATTCAAAGGTCTAATGTTCCAAATCGAACGTGAAGCCAATGCTATCGGTCAACAAACTCGTCGTGGTCGTGCGAACTTCCTCATCACTTCTGCTGACGTAGCGTCTGCATTGGCGATGGCTGGTGTTCTTGACTATTCTTCTGGTATCACTGGTAAGAACGCATTGAATGTAGATGACACTTCTACTACTTTCGCTGGTGTTCTAAACGGCAAGTACAAAGTGTATGTTGATCCATATACTTCAAACGTAAGCAACACTCAGTTCTTCGTTGCTGGTTACAAAGGCGCATCCGCTTTTGACGCTGGTTTGTTCTATTGCCCATACGTTCCACTACAGTTGGTTCGTGCGGTTGATCCAAGCAGCTTCCAACCAAAGATTGGCTTCAAGACTCGTTACGGTCTAGTTGCTAACCCATTCGTTTCATTGGATGGTACTGGTGGTTTGACTGCAAACGAAAACTACTACTATCGTCGTGTACGTGTTACTAACTTGATGTAATCATCGAGTTGGCTACTAAGCCGACATAGAAGCGGTATTTAAAAGGGGGACTTCGGTTCCCCTTTTTTTCTTCCTAAATAATTATATGCCAAATACATCTATACCTGCCAATATCAATCCATTGTCTCCCAATGGGTTTAAGTTTGCTGTCAACAAAATACCTGATGTCACATTCTTTGCACAGAATGTAAACCTTCCAGGAATCACGTTGGGTGAACCTACATTTGCCACTCCATTCTCCACACAACCAGTTCCAGGTGATACTCTATCGTATGATCAATTAACCATTAACTTTATGGTTGATGAAAATATGACTAATTATAGAATCATCTACAATTGGATTGTTGCTCTTGGTTTCCCAGAAAGTTATGATCAGTATGTTACTGGTCAGGCAGGGGACACTACTGCATATGGTGAATTGGCAAAGAACTATTCTGATGCTGTTCTACAAATTTTAGACAGTTCAAATAATCCAATACAAAGTATCCAATTCTTTGATGTGTTTCCCACAACACTTGAATCTCTTTCGTTTGCATCTACAAACGATGATGTGAATTACCTAGTTGGTTCTGCAACATTTAAATTCGGTTGGTATAGATTCTTGTAAGACAAATTTGATTTTTTTGTAATACTGCGATATAATGTGCAGTATATAACTTGAGGATATTATGAATATAGAACAACTACAAGAGATGTGGGATGTTGATTGCCAAATAGATGATAACTATCTTGGTGAAACCACTACCGCTACCCCCAAACTTCACGCTAAGTATTTAAAATTACTTGTCAATGTCAAACTAAAACACACTAAGTTTAGTTCTGATTGTAACATTCTCCGTAAAAATAAATTTCGTTTGTATCGTGGTGAACTATCACGTGACGAATTAACACAACTTGGTTGGGAACAATGGCAGGGTGTTAAACCATTGAAGAATGAGATGGATGAATTTCTCTCAGGTGACACCGAACTAAATACTTTGAAGGTAAAGATAGATTATCTCGAAACGATGATTTATTTTCTTGAGTCAGTCCTTGGTCAAATTAAAGCAAGAGACTGGCAAATTAAAACTGCTGTTGAATGGAAGAAGTTTCTTGCTGGGATGTGATAATGAACTTTGTTAATATATTTCCTTCTATAATTGGGTATAATGTAGATAAGCAATTTACAGATAAAATTTTGCCATTTGCAAATGAATACCTTGCGCAAGAAACTAGATTAACATATACCTGGAATTATAAAAACACATATGGTAATGATTATGCGATGCGAGATAATAATTTAAAATTTATAAAAAAACGCATATATGATATGTGTTCTGAATATTTACAATCTCAACACAAAGTTGTGCCAAAGTCTATCGTTATAGAGTTATTTTTTAGTGAAATGGATGTTAATGATCATCATGATGAACATTGTCATCCAAATTGTATTCTTTCTGGAATATTATATCTAAAAGTTCCTGATAATTCTGCTCCAATTATTTTTCATGATAGAAGTCCACACAGAGATTATGTGTATATTAAAAATATAGATGACACTGTAGATTTAACAAAATATACAGTACCGCCAAAAGATGGGTTGATGTTAATATGGCCATCGTGGATGCAACACCAAGTCCCTTTAAATAAGTCTAATAGTAGAATAACCTGCGTATTTAATGCAGTATGGTAATGATTAAAATTGAAAAACTTGATGAAGTCTATGTTCGTGTCTTTTCTGATCCTAGCATTGAACAAGAATTAGTAGACTTCTTCACATACGAATATCCAGGTGCTAGATTTACACCACAATATCGAGCAAGATTGTGGGATGGTAAAGTGCGTTTGTATGATGCAGTAAGAAAAACTCTTTATGTTGGTCTTGTTTCTTATGTACAAGAATTTGCCGAAAGGAATAATTATGAACTACAATATGTCAAACCTGAACACTTCTTACAAAATGATATCGTATACAGTGACATTGAGCGATGGGTCGAAACACTCAATCCACAATCAAGAAACGAAGCGATCACAGTCAGAGACTACCAGTGCGATGCTATCCATAAAGCAATTGCTAGTGACAGAGTACTACTCTTATCGCCGACTGCTTCAGGGAAATCGTTAATAATCTATTCTATCTTACGATGGCATTTAGAAAATAATCGTAAGTGTATCATTATAGTTCCAACAACATCTCTTGTTGAGCAACTGTACACAGACTTTGAAGATTACTCATCTGCAAATGGATGGGAAACAAAAGTTCATTGTCAAAAACTTTACAGCGGTTTCACTAAAGACTTTACCAAAGATGTTTTAGTAACAACTTGGCAATCAGTCTATCTACAACCAAAATCTTGGTTCAAACAATTCGATGTTATCTTTGGTGATGAGGCTCACCAATTTAAAGCCAAATCTCTTACAGGGGTTATGGAAAAGATGGATACAGTCAAGTATCGTATTGGTACAACTGGAACACTTGACAATAAGAAAATTCATAAATTAGTTCTTGAAGGTGTCTTTGGTCCAATACATAGAGTCACTACAACTAAAGCACTCATGGATTCTGGAAGGTTGTCTACCCTAAATATAATGTGTGTAATACTGAAGTACAATGAAGAGATTCGTAAAGGGCGAAAAAACAATACGTACCAAGAAGAAATGGATTGGCTTGTATCTTGTGAACCAAGAAATAAGTTTATTCGAAACTTGGCAGTAAATTCTAAAGGTAATACGCTCGTTCTTTTTCAATACGTTGAAAAGCATGGCAAAGTCCTATACGAACTTATTAAAAATAAAGTGCATGATAAAAGAAAAGTTTTCTTTGTCTACGGTGGTACTGAAACCACTGATCGAGAAGCAATCCGTCATATTACAGAGGGGGAAAGTGACGCCATTATCATTGCTTCTTTTGGTACTTTTAGTACTGGAATTAATATCCCATCATTGGAGAATGTAATTTTTGCGTCTCCATCTAAATCAAAGATTCGTAACCTGCAATCGATTGGTCGTGGGTTACGTTTAAAAGAAGGTAAGACTTCTTGTAATCTATTTGATCTTGCAGACGATCTTCATTGGAAGTCTTGGAAGAATCATACTTTAAATCATGCTGCAGAAAGATACAAAACGTATGCAGAAGAACAATTTAAAACAAAAATAGTAGAGGTAGACTTATGCTAACAGACAAAGATGTCTATGTTGTTATAAAGTTAACCAATGGGGAACAGGTCATGGCTGTCCTCGAAGAAGAAGATGATAAGTATGTGCAACTTGGTAGTCCAATGACTATAAGAACTACACCAATAGTTGGTGAGGGGAGAGAACATATCACTGCGCATCCATATTGCCAATTCACAGATGATACATCTTTTTCTATAGAAAAGAAAAACGTAATGTTTATCAAACGTCTACACGAAATGATGATCCCTCATTATAGACGTATTGTTGCCCAACATAGCAATGATTGGCGAATCGAAAAGCCTGAACAGGAAGAACCATTTATTAGTTCTAGGGAAGCCAAGAAAAGAATCGCTATGTTGGTAGGTATAGCTGGAGAAGAAGAGGAAGAAGTTGAAGATACTTCGATACCAAGTACTTACATAGATGGTAACGAGACTAAACATTAGTAGTCATCATCAACCCTAACACAGTGATTATGTCTCAAGTCAACTATAAAAGCAAATCTAAATTGTAATAAAAATATATTTGTCTTTCTGTCATCGATGATGTATACTATGTGTAGTTTGAATTAAAGGATAAAAGAAATGCTATGGCTCACTACGTAAACAACGCAGATTTTCTCGCAGCAATTGTTGAGATGCGACAAAAATATCAACATGCAAAAGAAAACAATCTCCCAACACCCCAAGTAAGCAATTATATTGGTGAGTGCATTCTAAAGATAGCAACGCACTTATCATACAAACCTAACTTTCTAAACTACTCTTATCGAGATGAAATGATCTCGGATGGTATAGAAAATTGTCTGCAATATATTAATAACTTTGATCCTGCAAAATCCAATAATCCTTTCGCATATTTTACACAGATTATCTACTATGCATTTCTTCGTAGGATTGCCAAGGAAAAGAAACAGTCTTACATTAAAGGTAAGTTGATTCAGGACATGCCATTCGAGATGTTCGAGTTACAAGAGCAAGATGAGACAGGTGAATTTAAGAATGCTTATTTAGATTTTATGCAGAACAATCATACCTTTGATGACTTTATCGATCGTAAGAAAGAAAAGGTTGCAAAGAGAAAAATGGAAAATACGTTGAACGCATTTATAGATGATGAGGTAAAAGATGGAACGATCGATACAGGATTGGATAGCGGAATTGAGCAAGGGAGTGAGCAGTCGCAAGTTTCCTTCGATTCGGAGACGCAGAAGCAAAGTAAATAAAAGAACTATCAAGAAATTTGCTTGGGATTCAAGCGATAATCAATTTGCATTGAATAAAATTATGAACGAAAATACAAACGAAAAAATCTTTCTCGGTGTTAGTGACTTTGATGACTTAATCACTTCAGAGATCCTGAAGCGTCGTGTTGAAGCTGGCCAACGTACTATTCATCGTGAAACCAGTGTTCTCTGCAATCGAGAACAGTGGGCTGAATGGGCAGAGGAAATGTTTAAAGACGACCTCCATGTCCAAGGTAATTCCTCTAATGGTCTTATCATTGAACGTGATACAAACAATTACATTCGCTTTGATGTGAACAGTAATACTGTTTCTGTTCGTGCTTATGGTGATGCAGATTTTGCAGATGCTATTGTTGCGACAGTTGAATCTAACTTTGATATCGTAACATCTCACATCGAATGGGTTTATGGTAGCGATGGTAACTCTGTCAATGTACCACTGAATCGTGATCGTCTCCCAGTCGATGAAATGTATCCATTTCTAGATGGTGAAACACTTGGTGATTATTATGAACGCTACATGGCGTCTTCAGCGAATATCCTACTGTTGATTGGTCCTCCAGGAACTGGCAAGACTACATTCATTCGTGGATTGTTAGCACATACAAACTCATCCGCAATCGTTTCATACGATTCTACGATTCTTGAGAAGGATGGTTTCTTTGCTCGCTTTATCGAGAGTGATGACAACGTAATGGTTCTTGAAGACTCTGATGCATTTTTAAAATCTCGCACTGATGGAAACACCATGATGCATCGTTTCCTAAATGTGGGTGATGGTCTTGTTACAACCAAAGGTAAGAAGATGATCTTCTCTACCAATCTCCCATCTATTCGTGATGTTGACTCTGCATTGGTTCGTCCAGGTCGTTGCTTTGATATTCTAACTTTCGATACACTGAATGTTGAACAAGCAAATACCTTGGCTAAACGTCTTGGTGTTACTATCCCAGTTCGTCCACGTGGCAAAGAAACTGAGGCATATAGTATTGCTGAAGTCTTTAATCAAAAGACTGAAGGTATGTCAACTGCATCATCTAGAAGGGTTGGTTTTATCTAATGTATAAAGTAAGATATTACATGGCTGGGAGCAATCAAAGAGTATGTAAGATTTTTAAAACTCTTACAGAAGCTGTGGAGTTTTCTAATACCAAAGTGGGTATTAATGATGTATATGAGATCGTGAAAGTTGAAGAATGAAAGTAGCAATTATTACAGACCAACACTTCGGTGCTCGTAATGATAGTATTACTTTTCTAGATTTCTATCAGAACTTTTATGATAATACTTTCTTTCCTACTATCGACTCAGCTGGTATTGATACTGTTCTTATTCTTGGTGATACTTTTGATAGACGTAAATATGTAAATTTCTATTCTCTACAAAGAGCCAAAGAAATGTTCTTTGATAAATTAGAAGAACGTGGAATAACAGTTTATATGTTGGCTGGTAACCATGATACATACTACAAAAATACCAATGATGTAAACTCTCCAGATTTGTTACTGACACAATACAATAATATTGAAGTGATAGACAGCCCCAAAACTATTAATCTAAATGGTTTTGATGTTTGTATGGTTCCATGGATTTGTGCAGAAAATTATGAAGAGTCTATTGATGTTATGAAGAACACCCCAGCAACACTTTGCATGGGGCATTTTGAGATTGCAGGATTCGCAATGTATAGGGGAATGGAATCACATGAAGGACTTTCTAAAGAAACTTTCGATAAATTTGATATGGTATTCTCTGGGCATTATCACCATCGTTCTAATGATAACCACATTTATTATCTCGGAAATCCGTACGAACTTACATGGCAAGACCATAACGATCCCAGAGGATTTCATCTGTTCGATCTCGAGAACAGACAACTTGGATTCATTCAAAATCCTTATACAATGTTCACGAGAATCGAATACAACGACAAAGAAGTTGAACCACTCGACTTAACATCACTTGATCTAAATGGTAAGTATGTAAAGTTAATTGTTGTTAACAAAACTGACTACTATAAATTTGACAAGTTCACGCAACTGTTGTATAATAAGGGTTGCGCAGACATTAAGATTATTGAAGATCTTTCTGAATTTCAAGAAGGCGAAATCAATGAAGACATCAACTTAGAAGATACAGTTTCTGTTCTCTCTAATTTTATTGATTCAATAGAAACTGATGTTGACAAAGAAAAAGTTAAATCATACATGCGAGGTTTATATACTGAAGCGATTAATATTGAGGTTGTTTGATGATTGTTTTTAAAAGTGTAAGTTGGAAGAATTTTTTATCTACTGGCAACTCATCGAACAAAGTTCTCCTAAACAAATCCCAAACTACTTTAATCATTGGTAAAAATGGTGAGGGTAAAAGCACAATCTTAGATGCATTGTGCTTTTCATTATTTGGAAAACCCTTTCGTAGTATTAACAAGGGGCAACTAGTAAACTCTATTAATGGTAAGGGTTGTTTAGTTGAGATAGAACTTTCTATCGGTACCAAAGACTACAAAATAGTACGTGGAATAAAGCCAAACATCTTTGAAATCTGGTGTGATGGTATCATGTTAAATCAAGATGCTGCTTCTCGTGATTACCAGAAGGTACTAGAACAGCAAATTCTTCGACTGAATTATAAGACATTCACTCAGGTAGTTATTCTCGGTTCTGCATCATTCGTTCCATTCATGCAGCTGACACCACTACAAAGAAGAGAAGTTATTGAGGATATTCTTGACATTAGAATTTTCTCTACAATGAATTCATTATTGAAAGAAAAGGCGCAGGAGACTAAAGATGCTATACTACGCATTGAGAGCGAAATTAAAAGCGCAAAGGACAAGGTTGAAAGCCAGCAAGCAATCATCAGAACTATCGCAGAAGCGAAGTCCAGTGCTATCGAAAGTATCGTATCAAAAATATCTGCTAACAATGATGAGATTCTATCTGTCGAGGGGGAGATCGAATCTATCGTTTCGGAGATCACTGCTCTTCAAACAAGCATCGATGATAAAGAAACTGTATCTGAAGACATTGACAAAGCCAAATCAATCCGTAGTAAGTTGCTCCAGAAAATCGAAACTTGCGAGCACAACACAGAGTTTTTTAGCGAACACGATGTTTGTCCATCGTGTAGCCAAGATATCCCAGAGGAATACAAAGAAGGTATTATCAAGGATCTTAATTCGAAACTGTTGGACAATAACACAAAGATTGGTGAACTCGAAACCATTCTCACAAATCTCCAATCGAAACTATCGCAAATTAACGAAGTGGTTGGGCAAATTACAACCAAGAACATTGAGTTATCTACAAGGAACTCTACTGTCACCTTACTTAACAAACAAATCAAAGAACTTGAAGCTGAGACCCAAAGGGTTAAATCTGACACAACTAATATCGATGAAGAGAAGGGTAAGTTAAAAGATCTCGCAACTAATGCTCTAGAAAAGATTAACAATAAAAATAGTTTAATGGATCAACGTAACTTAGAAGAAGTTGCTTCTGTTCTTCTTAAAGATACTGGTATCAAGACAGCAATCATACGTGAGTATCTTCCTGCAATGAACAAATTGATTAATAAATACCTACAAGCAATGGATGCATATATTCATTTCGAACTTGACGAATCGTTCAATGAATCTGTGAAGTCTCGCTATCGTGATGACTTTACATATGCAAGTTTCTCTGAAGGTGAAAAGATGCGTATCGATCTCGCTATCCTTTTCACATGGCGTCAGATTGCAAAGATGAAGAACAGTGTCAACACTAATCTTCTATTGCTTGATGAGATTTTTGATTCATCTCTTGACACTGCAGGAACTGATTACTTCCTCAACCTAATGAATCAGTTTGGTGACAATACAAACATCTTTGTAATCAGCCATAAAGGTGATCAACTCTTTGATAAGTTTAGGTCTGTAGTGAAGTTTGAGAAGCGCAATGACTTCTCAGTGATAGTCCCGAACTAATCCCCTACGAGGAGTAGGGGAATGTAAGTTGTTGATTTTACAGGGTTTTTTCAGGGGCTTGTCTTTTATCTAAAACTGGTGCATAATTCACTCTATTGAATCGGAGAAAATTATGTGGAATGAATTTAGTGACTTTGAACTAGCCGAGTTGGCTGCAATGTATGGTCTTGAGGAAGAACTTGTGTTCTGCAATGACCTTTCCCTAGCGAATCGTACTCACATCGAGTCACGATTGACCGAAGTAGAATACGATATGGCTTACGGAGAATAATATGAACATCAAAGCATCTGACCTTTCCGCACGTCTTCTTGCCAATGAGAATCTTTCAGTGATTCGTGCAAGAACACGCACTGCATCTTTTGACATCAAAGCACGTGTGTTGACTTTACCAGTCTGGAAAGATATGACTCCAGAGATTGAAGATATGCTAACTGGTCACGAAGTTGGCCATGCCTTGTATACTGGTGACGAATACTTGGTTCCAATTCAAGAAGATCGTAAAATTATGACTTACCTCAACGTACTCGAAGATGTACGTATTGAGAAAATGATCAAACGTAAGTATCCAGGACTGCGTAAACGCATGAACGAAGGATATAAACAACTCAATGATCGTGACTTCTTTGGTGTAAAACAAGTCCAGAATTTTGATGACTTGTTACTCATCGACAAAATCAATCTATATTTCAAAGCAGGATTCCAGTGTGGAGTTACATTCACACCTGAAGAAAGGTTGTTTGTCAATCGTGCTGAACGCACAGAGACCATTGATGAAGTGGTTGAATTGGCTAAAGAAATTTATGGTTTCTCGAAAGAAGAATTACAGGAAAAAAAGAAACGTGTCCTTATTGAAGATCCAGAAGAACTTGAAGAATCTAACGAAGAGCCAGAAGGCGAATTTGATGACATCGATGACTATGAAGACAATTGGGATCAAGAAGATTCTGATGAAGATCAAGATGAAAAGAGTAGTCGTAAAACCCATGGTGGAAAATCCACTGAGTCTGACGATGAGCCATCTATCTCTGAAGAAGAACTTGAGTCTAAGACTGATCGAAATTTTGCTGATAAATTGCAAGATTTGGCTGATGACAGCACGCAATATAACTATGTTAAATTCGATGACAAATACTTCAAAGATCCTATTGTTGGTTACAAAACCATCCTCAATGAAACCATTGACAACTGGTATACAGAAGACAAGAATGGTAATACCAAAGAAATGACTGCTGATGAACGCAATCAATTTGCATTGGATCGTGCTAAGTATGATAAATTCAAAACAGATTCTACACGTGCAGTGAATTATCTGGTCAAAGAATTCGAGATGCGTAAGTCTGCAGCCCTGTACAAACGTGCTCAGGTCTCCAAGACTGGTTCATTGGATATGAAACGTGTCTGGTCTTACACACTTAATGATGACTTGTTCAAACGTGTCAGTGTCGTACCACAGGGTAAAAACCATGGTATGCTTTTCTTGCTGGACTGGTCTGGTTCAATGGATGGCGTTATGGAAGATACCTTGAAACAGGTTATCAATTTGGCAATGTTCTGTGCACGTATTCAAATTCCATATCGTGTGCTTGCTTTCACTTCTCAATACGGTGATCGTAATCCTGATAATTATGACAAACAACGTGAGTGGCATCGTATTCACAATGAGTATTTGAATGCAAACAATATACTGGTGACGAATAATAATTTCTCGTTATTAGAATTGTTTTCGAACAAGATGACTACCAGCGAATTCCATACGATGGCTCGTCGTGTAACTAACTACAAATTCTTTTGGAATGATGGTTACAGTATGGGTGGAACACCATTGAACGAAGCATTGGTATGGGTTTACAATAATCTTGGAACTTATACTAAACAAAATGCTATCGAGAAGATGACACTCATTACCTTAACTGATGGTGAAGGTAGTGCATTGTATACTGTCAATAGTAGTATGCAAGAGCATGAGAATGTGTATTCCACTAGTGGTTACAAAAGGATCAAACACAAATACTTTATTCGTGATGATAAAACACAGAAAACTTATCAGCTGAATAAAAATTCTAATGAACAAACATCTACGATTATTCAGATGATCAAAGATCGTCACAACTGCGTGGTTGTTGGATTTTATATCTGCCGTAATGCTCGTCGTGATTTATGTTCTGCGATTCGTTCAAACTTACCAGTCTTTTCAGGTAATGAATACAATATCATTGATACTTGGAGAAAAGAGTTTCGTGATCAAGGATTCGCTTCAATCAAAGGCACTGGTCGTGATGACTTGTTCTTAGTCCCACAGTCTTCTACGAAGATTGTTGAGGGTGAGTTGGAAGTGAAAGAAGATGCAAACGCTAAGGCAATTGCAAAGAACTTCAGCAAATTCCTCAATGTAAAACAGACTAGCCGAGTCCTCCTGAATCGGTTCGTGGGATACGTTGCGTAAGTTGTTGATTTTACAGGTGAAAATAATCCCATACAAAGTGTAGGGGAATTCCCAAAAAGGCTTGTCTTTGATTGCAGTTTAGGGAATAATACAGTTATTGATTGGTTGTTATATTATGGAGAAAATGATGGCAAAATGTGATGTGGCTTTTCGTGCGACTTTTGAGGAAAAACTCAATGAGATGTTTCCTGACATCAAAACTAAAGGTACGGTATCCCGACCTCAGTTGATTGAGTGTATGGCTAAACTTAAGACTGACAAATATCCTTTGTGGCTCATGAAGAATAAACTTGGTCGTGGTTTGTATGCCATCGATGGTGGTGTTCCTGCAGTTGAAGGTAACACTGTTCGTAAACCTGTAGCTGTTGTAGAATCTTTCACTGTGGACTATACGAATACTGATTCATTGATTCCTAAGAAGGATCCGAACTTTGTACCATTCGGTAACTACAATGATCTTGAAACTATTATCAAGACTAAGATTTTCTATCCTGTGTTTGTTTCTGGTCCAACTGGGAATGGCAAGTCCACGATGGTTGAACAAATTTGTGCCAAGCACAAACGTCCTCTGATTCGTGTTAACTTAAACATGATGACTGATGAAGAACAACTCATTGGCTCCAAGACTTTGGAAAATGGTAATGTCGAGATCATCGAAGGTCCAGTCTTGATCGCCATGCGAACTGGAACTGCACTCTTGCTTGATGAGATTGATGCTGGCTCTGCAAATACTTTGCTTTGCTTGCAACCGATTCTTGAGGGTAAGCCATATTACTTCAAGTTGAAGAACGAGATGATTGTTCCAGCTGAAGGATTCAATATGTTTGCAACAGCAAACACTAAGGGTAAGGGTAGCGATGATGGTCGTTACATTGGTACTAACGTGCTCAACGAAGCATTCTTGGAACGATTCGCTGTTACGTTTGAGCAGGATTACCCAAGTGCTAAGATTGAGCAAAAGATTGTTGAGAATCTGATGGACTTCTACGGATGCAAAGATGTAGAATTCGCAGAGACATTGGTTAAATGGGCAGACGCAATTCGTCGCACCTTTGCCGATGGTGGCGTGGATGAAAATATTACGACTCGTCGTATGATCCACATTGTGCGTGCGTTTGCAATCTTCAAGAGTCGTACGAAAGCAGTAGAACTTTGCTGCAATCGTTTCGACTCCGCAACGAAGACTGCATTCATGGACTTGTTTGAGAAGGTTGCAAACCCTGCTCCTGAGGTAGTACCTACACCAGAAGTTGCTGCAATCGATCCTACCGATGAGGTTCCATTTTAAACTTGTCTTACATTGAAACTTGTTGTATAATTCTGTCTTGAACTTTGAAAAAGGAAATTTGTTATGTTGAAATTCGCTAATTTGTCTATGTCCCAGAAGAAATTTGTTGTGTCTGTTATTGAGAGCAATCCTCAATACAAGAAAGACCCACAGATTACTTTGAAGGAATGTGCTTCCATCTATTACACCTTGCGTGATCAACGGACTGGTGTTAAGGGTGAGAAGATTGGTTATCCTAACTGGTTGTTCAATAAGAACAAGGTTGAGCGTGGTGTATACCAACTTCCTGTTCCTACTGCTGTTGAGTTGTCGCAATTTGCGAAAGACTCTGCTGTGAAACCAGCTAAGGCTAAACCTGTTAAGGTTGCTAAGGTTAAAGTTGTGAAAGCACCTGCTAAGAAAGCAGTTGCAGTCAAGACACCTGTTGCTAAGGAAGACAACATGGAGATCTCTCGTCTGCAGAAGATCATTGATGACTCAGTTGAAGTTGATTCTGATACTGAAGACTTCAATGCGATCCTGCGTGAGAATGGTATCCAAGTTTAATTTTCCGAGAAGGTTGGGGTAATTGCCATCGCCCCACCTTCTTTTTTTAATTTTAATGATGGTTTAATTATGGAGATATTATCTATGTCGAAGCAAGAAAAATTGTTGGAGAATCTAAAGGCTGGAAAAGAATTTACTGCTAAGCAGATCAAAGGTTCTTTCCAGATCGCACATCCAGCATCTGCAATTCGCAATTTACGTGAGCAAGGTTATGCTGTTTACAGCAACAGTGCAAAATTGCATGATGGTACATTGACTACCAAGTATCGTCTTGGTCAGCCAAGCAAGCGTATGGTTCGCATTGCTAATGCTGTTATGGGTGCATCTGTGTTTAGCGCACGACGTGCTTAATTGACGTATGAGTCAGGATATTCTTCGGAGTATCTTGACTCATTTTATATTATGGAGACATGCGATGCCAATTGGTGATGTTAAAGGTGATGGATTCATTTCCAAAGAAGACATTAAAAAGTCCCAGACTGCCACGACAGGTGGGCGAAAATTTGATGGTGGTAAACTTCAATATGGTTTACTACCACCACTCGCATTAAAAGCGACTGTAGAAATCCTAACATTTGGTGCAGAGAAATATGAGCCAGATAATTGGAAAGTAGTTCCTGACTCAAAACGTAGATACTTTGACGCAATGCAAAGACATCTTTGGGCATGGAAAGAGGGAGAACAAGATGATCCCGAAACTGGAAAGAATCACTTGGCACATGCAATGTGTTGTCTAATGTTTCTTTATGAACACGATGTGAAGTATTCTAAGGAAATTAAATGACTCTTGAACAGATCTTAGTAGCAACTGCAGTTTGGATGGTTCTTGTAGCCATTGTGTTTACTCACTCTAACTGGGGTAAGATTCGTGCTTGTTTTGGTATGTGGCTTACTCGAGAGTACTGGACTAACTACAACACGGTAGAGTTTGCCAGTTGGGCAGCAAAGGCAGTTATCATCATCCCTGGACTTATCTTTGGTATCCAGCTTTGGTGGTTGTACTTCTTCACTCTTGCAACCTCGCTGTCTCTCATCTGGGCAAGCAATAAGAAGTTGCTCCCAACTCTTATTGGATTCAACATCGTGTGGACTTGGATCAGTTGCATGGTTTTGGCTCAACATTTAATCAAATAAATTTGATTATTTTTGATTTTGAATGTATAATTTTTATACATAGTTATTATTAATTGGAGAAAATATGAAATTATCTAAAGACACAATCGAACTGATCAAGAACTTTGCTACAATCAACAGCAATCTTCTATTGAAAGAGGGATCAAAACTCTCTACAATCTCAGCCCAGAAAAACGTGATGGCTGATGTTGATGTCACAGAAACATTCCCATCATTTGGCATCTATGATCTAAATGAATTCTTAGCTGCAATGTCTTTGTTCGATGACCCAGAGTTGACATTCAGTCCAGACAATAAGTCTGTAGTTTTCTCACAGGGTGGTATTGGTAGTTATAAATTCTTTGCAGCTGATGCAAGTGTTCTAACTGCACCAACAAAGGAAATTACTTTCCCTGCTCATGAGATTGAGTTTGATATGTCAGCTGCATTGCTGAATCTTATTCACAAGTCTGGCTCTGTTTCTCGTTCAGCAGACGTATCTGTTATTGGCGATGGATCAAAGATGACTGTTTATGTTGGTGATAAAAAGAATGCGACTGCAAATGCATTTAGTAATGTTGTTGGAACAACTGACAAAACCTTTAAGGTAAACTTAAAGGTTGAGAATCTGAAGATGCTTCCAGGAGATTACAAAGTTAGTATTTCCAGCAAAAAGATTTCTCGTTTCAAGAGCAATCGTAGTTTAGTTTATTATGTAGCAGTTGAGGCAGATTCTACCTTCGAAGTCTAATAGATAGATTATGAAGAAAATAATTGTACTAGGCGCAGGAACAGCAGGGTTAATCACTGCTCTCATTCTTAAATCTACCTTTCCGAAGTATCAAATCTCAGTTATTGAGTCTGGTGCGATTGGTATTATTGGAGTTGGTGAAGGTTCAACAGAACACTGGAAGATATTCACTGACTATTGTGGTATCAATACCAACAGATTGATTCGAGAGACAGATGGTGCTCTTAAGAAGGGTATCAAATTTGAGAATTGGAATGGTGATGGTGCATCTTATTTTCACTCATTGTCTCCTCCATTCTTTGATGAGTTTACAGACAGTGGTCAACGTCTAAATTTTACGAAGTCTATGATCCATAAAGGTATTCCAACTGAAGATATTCTATTGGATACCAACTTTGTAACACAACAATCTGGTATTCAAAGCACTAATCAATATCATTTTAACACTATGAAGTTAAATAAATTTCTTCATGATGTGTGTAAAGAAAAGGGTATTAATTTCACAGATGCCATTATTGATCAAGTGATGTTCTCAGAAAATGGAGATGTTGCTAAGTTAATAGACAATGCTGGTATTGAATATGTTGCAGATATCTTCATTGATAGTTCTGGATTCAAGAGAGTGATTTCTTCTAAGCAGGGTGCTAAGTGGATCTCATATAAAAAATATCTGCCAATGAATCATGCATTAGCATTTCCAACAAATGATATTTCTGATCTAAAACCCTATACACTTTCACGTGCTCTTGGCTCTGGTTGGAACTGGAGAATTTCTACTCAAGGAAGGTATGGTAATGGTTATGTATTTTGTGATGAGTTCATTGATGCAACTAAAGCCCATGAAGAAATACAATCATTCTATACTGAAGAAGTAAAGGTAGCGAAGGATATTAAATTTGATGCTGGTCGTGTAGACAAATATTGGATTGACAACTGTATCTCTGTTGGTCTTTCTGCATCATTTGTAGAACCACTTGAAGCATCTAGTATTGGTAACTCAATCCTACAGGCTTTTGGCATTGCAAAGTTGCTACCTCTTTGGGAACTTGACCGAAAGTACGCAGAGAAGTATAATAAAGACTTCACTAGGTGCTTTGACAATATTGTTGACTTTGTTCAGTTACATTACATGACCAAAAGAAATGATACTTTGTTCTGGAGAACTTTACCTGAGATGATGACTAAGACAGATTTTATCAAGGAACATTTAGAGATCTTTAAAAAGACAATACCGAATCAATCTCTTTTTATGGGCGAGTATCATATGTTCCAATCTCCAAATTGGGCTCAAGTAATGAATGGTCTTGGTTTATTGGATAAAGAATACATTAGCAATAAGTTACAAGAAGTTAGTGGAGAAGGTGCTATTAAAGATTCATACGGAAGGTATGATGCATATCTAAATGATACAGAAAGGGGTTCTTACATCGAACACAAGACACTATTAGAACAGAATAGGATTGTTGTTAAACTTGACAGACGTTAATTGAAGGAATATATTATGAAACATGAAGGAACTGCTTTGACATCTACTCTTAACAATGAGTGGATGTTTAAAAAACTTTGGGTAGAAGATTTAGTTAGTGATGATGAACCAGATGCAAAAACTATCTGGAGATATGTATTACGAAGTAACTGTTATGTTAAATCTGAAAGGCAAGATATTGCCCCACATAATTTAAAGGATAGTGATTTTCGTAAAGTTTCTACAAGACTTTATATTCAAAAAGAAAGGAATAGCAAACTACATGGGCATTTCATTTCAAATTTTGAATGGAATGATCTTGTGACTAGATCAAATCTCCACAACTTTACAGTAGAACTTTAATATGATTGAATCCCGTGATAACCAATTTCTTTGGGTAGAAAAGTATCGCCCACAGACTATTGATGAGTGTGTACTTCCCGAAGCACTAAAGAATACTTTTAAAGAGTATATCGCTAAAGGCGAACTACCAACATTTATGTTTACTGGAACAGCAGGTGTCGGTAAGACTACTGTTGCTAAAGCACTATGTAATGAAGTTGGTGCAGAGTATCTTATGATCAATGGATCAGATGAAGGTCGTTTGCTGGAGACTCTCCGAGTTGCCATCACTGGCTTTGCTTCTACTGTTTCATTAACTGATGCCAAGAAGGTCGTCATTATCGATGAAGCAGACTACATGAAAGCAGATACAGTTCAACCAGCACTGCGTTCATTCATTGAAGAATTTAGTAACAACTGTCGCTTCATCTTTACATGTAACTATAAAAATCGTATCATTGAACCACTCCACAGTCGTTGTTCAGTTATCGATTTTAAGATCGAACCAAAAGACAAACAGTTACTTGCAGGAACTTTCTTCAAACGTGCAACACAGATTCTTAAACAAGAGAATGTTGAGTTTGATCCTAAGGTAGTTGCAGAACTTGTCACGAAACATTTCCCAGATTATCGTAGGGTTCTAAACGAACTTCAGCGTTACAGTGTTTCAGGTAAGATCGACTCTGGTATTCTAGTCAATACCAGTCAAGAATCCTATAAAGATCTAATCAAATTCCTCAAAGAAAAAGACTTCACTAATGCTAGAAAGTGGGTTGGAAAGAACTCGGATTCTGATACAGTTGGATTGTTTAGAGAACTTTATGATAACTCAGTGAGTTTCCTAATGCCAGATAGCATCCCTGCGCTTGTATTGATCTTGGCTAAATATCAATATCAAGGAGCATTCGTTGCTGACCATGAACTAAATATAATGGCAGCACTCACAGAAATTATGGTCGAGTGCAAATTCAAGTAAGGGAATATATGGACTTATTACTACATTTGTTTTACATGGCTGTAGTTTTTGCTATTGGATTTATCTGGGGCTGGAGAGAACGTGAGAACTTTGCATCTAAAAAAGTAGATGCACTATTAATGCACATTGACAGTAGTGTGCACGAACGAATAGAAGAATCCAGAATAGATATAAAGATAGAAAAACATAAAGATGTTTACTATGCCTATGATAAAGACAACAACACCTTTATGGCTCAGGGGAGCACTAAAAAAGAATTAGAGGAAGTACTTGCATCTAAGTATTCCAATAAAAGATTCTTTGCTGATAGAGATAATTTGAAGGAAGTTGGATTACAATGACTGAACTATATCAAAAAGATGGAAGGTCTGCATCTATAGAAAAACAGATGACTAATGACTACATGGTAACATTTAATAATGAACTCGGTGGAAACCAGATGGAAACCTTCCATACTGAAAAGCAAGCCATTGATGCAGCGCAACGATGGATAATTAAAGATTATGAGCCCATTTGATTTCTTAAATGCAATAAATGATACAAAGAAAAACTTATTTGAAGACCCACAGGCTGCAAAGGATTATAAACCATTCATTGTAAATAGAGGACTTTCGTATTTCCACGATACTGTTCTTTACGCTAACGAGATGAACAAACATCCCGAACTAGATAAAGACCAGCAATTTTCTTTTTTCCTAAATATTATTTCAAGGAAGAAGCGTTTCAGTAAGTGGTCTAAAAAAGATGCAACTACTGACTCCATCGAACTTGTTAAAGAGTATTTTGGGTATTCGAGCGAGAAGGCTAAAGATGCATTGAGCCTTCTTAGTGAAGAACACTTGATTATGATAAAAGAAAAATTATACAAAGGTGGAAAATCATGACTGTCGAAATGATTTATTACGACTGGAAACCAGAGTCGATGCTTGAAGTGACATTGCCAGAACCAGATAACTTCTTAAAGGTTCGAGAAACACTTACTCGAATCGGCATTGCTTCCAGAAAAGAAAACAAATTATATCAATCCTGCCATATTTTACATAAGCAGGGTAGATACTTCATCGTCCATTTCAAAGAGTTGTTTGCTCTGGATGGTAAAGAATCGAATATCACTAGTGGTGATATCGAGCGTAGAAATGCAATCGCTGGTTTGCTACAGGATTGGGATCTTTTAAAGATACTAAATAATTCTCAAGCGGATCAGAAAGCATCTCTGTCGCAAATTAAGGTCGTATCGTTTAAAGAGAAAGACCAATGGGAACTAGTACCGAAATATAACATAGGAAAAAAATCAAAATGATTAAACTTGAACTTGAAATTAATGAAGTTAACATGCTACTTGCAGTGTTGGGAAAGCATCCTTTCGAGGAAGTTGTTAAAGTGATCAGCAAGATCAAACAACAAGGTGACCCACAAGCAGAAGCACTTGCACAAGCAGCAGCAGAACTACCTGCTGCGTAACCAATTCGCCTTAGGACCACTAAAGTACGAATCGTTGGTAAAGCGGATGTGACGAACGACATCGCTGGAACTCGTAACCAGTATTTTAACACGGCTCTCTTCTTTTCGCCTTCGGGGATTTGCTTGAGAGTTTTCCAACTCGCTTAATAGGAGCAAAACAATGTTGAATAACATTAACACAGCCATCGATTCTTTCCAAGGAATCAAAACTAAATTCGTTGAGACCTGCGTCAAAAACGAAGAACTCAAAAAACCACTTAATCAATTTATTGAAGCGCAATCTTCTTTCGCAAAGATCGTGGCTAAAGCACATGTAGACTTTTATACGTCTCTTGGTCTTTCAGCTTACACATTCGATGCCAAAAAAGCATTTGCTAAACAATAAGGAGATTGATATGGGAAACAATTTCACACCCACATTCTGGGGCACTAAAGATATGGACAAATTTCTTATCGGTTTCGATGAGCAGTTTAATCGTCTACAGAAATTTCATGACGACATGTCCAAGAACATTCCTAACTATCCACCATACAATATCGTCAAGAGAGATGAGAACAACTACACCATTGAGTTGGCTGTGGCAGGTTTTGGTCAATCTGACATTGATATCGAAATGGAGAATGGTAAGTTGACTGTTCGTGGTAGCATCAAAACCGAAGAAGCTGAAGATAATTTCTTGTTCAGAGGTATTGCAAATCGTGCGTTCAGTCGAGCGTTTGCTTTGAATGATGAAGTTGAAGTTAAAGATGCAGAACTCTTTAATGGCATGCTTAAGATTTTCTTGGAGCGTTTGATTCCAGATGCTAAGAAGCCAAAGAAGATTGTTGTAAAGTCTAAAAGCGAAAAACAATTATTGAATGAGGACATCCTATGAAATCAATCAAAAAGTTTTTCACTAATCTTCTTGAAGCACTCATTGAGGCTAGACATGCCAGAGCAGATGCTGCTTCGAAAAGAATAGGTAGATAAGTCATACAATTTTAGGGGTCTTCGGATCCCTAAATAATTTGTATGATGAAAGCCAAATTAACACCAAACCTAATCTCATTCTTCTTAGTTAGAAGAGGGAGTTGGCTTCTCAAAGTATCAGTCTTTAAACATAAGCAGATCATGGTGATTGCTCAAAATGTTTACGAACAAGACCGAACGATTGTTCAGGTTTTCCCGAACGAAACCCTCGCTGCAAACTTCATTGAATTCCTAGTTTCAGAGGACGTTTAGACACCCCTAGAGCCTTCCTAGCGTCTAAGTCGGGGCTAAACCCTTCCCTAGCGTCCTAGAGCCTTCTAGCCCTTCCTAGGGGCTAAAAAATCCCTTATAAATCAACAACTTACAAAAAGTAAACCTTTAGGCTTACTCTCGGATAACCACACCCACAGTAGGGGATTGCAAAATACTTGTTGCCTTTAATGCAGTTTTGGACGATAATAGATCTTATGATGAATCGAAAAGGAACTTTATGATGAATGTGATCTACAAATCCAAAGCCCAGTTGGCTAAAGAAACCGAAAAGCAAGTCAAAGCATTCTTGCGCAAAGGTGGCTCGATTGAGATTGTAAAATCTCGCAAAGCACCAAAGCAGAAAATGCGTGGTAAAGTTTCACGTGGGTTCGTGCAGGGCACTTCTGGTTTTCCTGCTGGTGCTCCACGCAAGTCTACATTCAGTTTGATTTAATCAGGAGATCGATATGCTATCATGGGAAGAAATGTCTGAGTTGGAACAAGCACAATGCCAGTATTGGGATATGTACAAGGATGCCTATGGTGTGCGTCCTCGTGGTATCGATACCAGCATGTGGACGCTGAAAGACTTTGAAGCTGAGTTTATTCAGTTGGGTCATGTTATTATGCTTGAAGAAATTGCTCGCAAAGAATCCGAAGCCAAAGCCATCATTGAGTTTGAAGATCGTGTACTCAATCTCATGCACACTGGCACTAATCGTGAACGTGTCATTGCATGGTTGATGGATGCTGAAGGTGCTAATGGCGACCATGAGTATTTCTGTTTCACGCAGGGTCTCCCTTATGGTTACTTCAGGAAAACCGCATGAGAGTTTTCCAAGAGACAACTCCAGATTGGGTTGGGAATGTATCCAACCACATCTATTATTTGACTGATGATAAATCAAAGATGGTTGCCTTCTATAATGTGGACACTGGTGTAGTGAAGAAATTCATTAAGCCAATTCGTTTTGATATGAGATATAGAAAATTTAAGGAACTGAAACACAAATGAATATTAATAAATTTTTAGATGGTTTAGCAGCAAATGCCTCACGCAACTTCAAAATCGAGCAACTAAACGCTAACAGCGATAACGAAGTTTTGCGTGAGGTCATTCGCTTGGCTCTGGATCCATTCACTCAATTCTATCAACGCAAGATTCCTGAGTACACCACAGACAAACATCAAACAAGTCTTGATCAAGCCATGCTTGCATTGTATGACTTGAAAGAAAGAGTCGTGACTGGTAATGCAGCAATTGAATATCTCCGTATGCTTCTCTCATCCGTATCAGCTGATGATGCTAAGGTACTGGAAAGAATCATCTCCAAAGATTTGAAGTGTGGTGTTGATGTATCTACTGCCAACAAAGTTTGGTCTGGTTTGATTCCTGAATACCCATGCATGTTATGCAGTCCATTCGAACAGAAGTTGGTTGACAAGATTAAATTCCCAGCCTACGCACAAATGAAGATGGATGGCATGCGCTTCAACGCAATCGTCAGAGATGGTAAGTGTGAATTTAGGAGTAGAAATGGAAAAGAAATTTTACTACTTGGCAATTTGGAGCAAGAATTTATTTCTCTTGCTGGTTCTATTGATTGTGTTTTTGATGGTGAACTACTTGTAATGCTTGAGGGTGACCACCAATTTGCTGACAGGCAGACTGGTAATGGCATCTTGAACAAAGCAAACAAAGGCACAATCTCTGCCAAAGAAGCAGCACTGGTTCATGCAACTGTTTGGGATTTAATTCCTTACGTACAATTCATTGATGGATACTGTGGAAGTCCATACTCAAAACGATACTCTACACTGCAGGCAATTGTTGCCAAACAAAAGTCAGATGGGAGGAAGATCTGGAATGTGACATCAACCATTGTGGAAACTCTGGAAGAAGCACAAGAGATTTTCCAAGGTTATCTTGCAGAAGGATTTGAAGGTATCATTCTTAAGGATGGTGCTGGTGTTTGGGAAGACAAACGAAGCAAGACTCAGATTAAATTTAAGGGAGAACTTGAATGCGATCTTAAGATTGTTGCAGTCGAAGAAGGTAAAGGTAAAGCAGTAGGTATGCTTGGTGCAATTATATGTGAGTCTGCAGATGGAATTGTAAAGGTAAATGTAGGATCTGGTTTCAATGATGCACAACGAAAGCAATATTGGAAAGAAAATTTAGTTGACAAAATCGTGGCAGTGAAGTATAATAGTCGTATCAAGAATAAGGCTGGAGAAGACTCATTGTTTCTTCCAGTGTTCATTGAAATTCGTAATGATAAAGATATCGCAGATAAATCAAAGGATATAAAATGAAAGTAGCAATCAATCGTTGTTTTGGTGGGTTCGGTATCTCGAATGAAGCATTCGAGAAGTTGCTCGAGCGTAAGGGTGTAGGATTTCAAAAAGTTCCAGCGAAGTTTAAATTCCGTGGTGATGATTTTGATTACTACAAAGCAGGTATTGAGCCATGTGATGACACATATATCAGTGCGTATGATTATTATCAAGATCGTTCTGACCCAGACTTGATCGCAGTCATTGAAGAAATAAAAGACCAAGCAAATAGTTGGGCAGCAGAGATCGCTATTGTGGAAATTCCTGATGATGTTAAGTGGCACATCGATGAGTATGATGGTATGGAACATGTGGCTGAAGATCACCGAACTTGGTATGGAGATTAATTATGCGTAAAGAACTAGACGAAGCACTGTGTGCAAAGTATCCTCTGATCTTTAAAGATCGTCATGAGAATATGCAACACACCGCCATGTGTTGGGGTTTCTCGCATGGTGATGGTTGGTATAATATCCTTGATGTTCTTTGCGGGATGTTGACTGGCGATTATCGTCAAGCGAAAAGTCGCTATGAATCGATTAAAGATAAAGTTGGCCAACCAACATTTGGATTCAGAGATAATGGTGATCCAGTCGGTAAAATTGTCACTCAAGAACTGATTGATGAAGCCAAAGTAAAACTTGATGAAGAAACTGCAAAGGTTCCAGTGGCTTCTCAAGTAAAAGAAAAGTTCGGAGGACTTCGTTTCTATGTTAATGGAGCAACTGATAAGCACTGGAATTATATTTCAATTGCTGAGAATTTTAGTTATCGCACATGTGAAGAATGCGGTAGTCCAGGTAAAACTTATACTGATGGTTGGCATCGTACTCTTTGCGATATCCATGCAGCGATGGCTGGTCGTACTGAAGAATATCAGTCTGATGAAGATGAAGGAGATGAATAATGTTTTACGGTAAAGAAACTATTGAACAAAACTTTTCTCTCGTTCTAAACAAATTGGAAGAACAAGAATTGTTTTTGTTCGAACCAATGCCAAGTTACAAACTGAATGATAGATGGACTGACGAATTTCGTATTCGTGATGGACACACTAAACTTGCTGATGGCACTTGGGTTACTATACATAAAGTAACTACTTGGGTTGAGAAACTCAAGAAAGATACTACAGAGTTGTATGAACAAAATCAACAAACTAATCGTGAGTTGACTCTTGCTAAACGCAGGATCTATGAGATGGAATATGGATTGCGAGTTGCTGAGAAAGCATTGAAGAATTCACTGGCTTTAACTAAGGAGATGATTGATGAGTAAATTTGTTTTGGTTGATTGCATTGCACAGTATCGTATGCGTTACATTATCGAAGTACCAGACAATCATAATGAGCAGGAGTATCCATGTTCGGCAGAGCAGTGGGCACTAGATACAGTAACATCTGAAGAAATGCAAGAATTTTCTCAGTTGTATCTTGGCGAAACTATTGTTAGTAGTCGTGAGATTACTAAAGAAGAAATTGTACCATTGTGCGATATTGATAATGAGTATTGCAAATCTTGGGATGACGACAAGAAGATTAAAGTATTTGTAACTGAAGTTGGCTACAAAAGGGACTGGTAATGTTTATGTTCGATGTGGAGACTCTAGGAGTAGAGTCTACCTGTGTAATTCTATCTGCTGCATTGATTCATTTTGATCCAGAGAAACGTCCAACCTACCAAGATCTATTGGACAATGCATGCTTTGTTAAGTTAAATGCCAAGGATCAGATTGAACGATTAAAACGATCTGTTGATGTTGGAACACTTGAGTGGTGGAAGAACCAACACGAATATGTTCATAAAGTTTCGTTTAAACCTTCTGGTGACGATATGCTTGCTGAAGATGCTATCACTACATTGCATAACTATATGAACAAGGTTCCAAATGCTCAGAATCAAACAATGTGGGCACGTGGTTCTCTTGACCAAATGGCAATTGATTCGCTGTCAACTAGAGTTGACATGCAAGTACTTACAGGATATGCTATGTGGAGAGATGTTCGAACAGCAGTAGATATCCTTTATGGAACTACAAATGGTTACTGCGAGATTGATCATCCTTTGTTCAACCGAACTGATGTGATTAAACATCATCCTGTTCATGACTGCGCATTAGATGCTATGATGTTGATGTATGGTAAATGATATAGTATTCCAAACATATGATTATATCATTGGTGGAAAGATGGTGGTTGGTCGTGCCAGAATGTCTTACGAATGGAAGACTCTATTGGAAGATGGAGATCCAGACGCCAGAGACAAGCTGAAGTCTGAGTTAATCCATCAGATGGCAGAGTTTATGCTTGAGAATAATTTGGTAGAATTTACTTATTATGATAATCCAATAGACCTATCAAGACAAGTCGCAGTTAGAGCATACCTCGCCCCAAGTGATCAAGTTAAAATTTTAAGAATGGCAAATAAAATATTATGACACAAGAAATAACTTTACATCGTGATGCTTTAGAAAAGATTCTCAAACTCGTAGATGAACTTAACCCAAATGCAAGCCTTAGAGTTAGTGCTGGTTATGTAACAATCTATTCTGATCAATCCTCTGGTATTGGTCAACTTATTGATGCTGAAGTAGACGTTGAACTCAATGGTCTTTACGGTAAGTTTAAACAACGAATTGTAGATGAGGGTAGCTGGTAATGGAATTTTATACATCGGTTCATCCGATTGGAGACAAGATCTATATTCGAGGTTATGAAAAGGGGAAACCTTACAAACGTAAACTAGATTTCCAACCAACATTTTATGTAACATCAAACAAACCCTCCAAGTGGAAAACACTGGAGGGAATTTTCGTTGATGAAATTAAACCTGGATCTATTCGAGATGCTCGAGACTTCGTCAAACGATATGATGAGGTAGAAGGCTTTGCTGTTTATGGTAATACCAACTATGCATATCAGTATATCAGTGACAACTATGACACTGTTAACTGGGACATGGAACAGATCAAAGTATTTACAATTGACATTGAAACTTCTACAGAGAATGGTTTCCCAGATGTTCGTCTTGCCAATGAAGAAGTTCTTCTAATCACCATCAAAGATCTACAGTCAAAGCGCATTATCACTTTTGGTTCTAAACCATTCGTGCATAATCGTGACGATGTAGTCTATATCACTTGTCGTGATGAACAACATTTGCTAAAAGAGTTTATGCTTTTCTGGCAAGACAATTATCCAGATGTTGTCACTGGTTGGAATACCGACTTCTTCGATATGCCATATCTTATTCGTAGGATTGATCGTGAACTTGGTGCAGATGTTTCTAAGAAAATTTCTCCATGGGGCATGATCAATGAGAGAAAGACATTCATTAAAGGTAATGAAGAACTTCATTACGATATCATTGGCATCTCTCAGCTAGATTATCTTGAACTCTACAAGAAGTATACCTATTCAAAACAGGAATCATATCGCCTCGACTATATCGCTGAGCAAGAACTTGCTGACAAAAAGAAACCGAATCCTGGAGTTGACTTCAAAGATTTCTACACTAACTATTGGCAAGCATTTGTTGAGTATAACATCCATGACGTAGAGTTGGTTGACAAACTCGAAGACAAGATGCGACTTTTAGAGTTGCACCTGACCATGGCGTATGCTGCAAAGATTAATCCAGAAGATGTTTACTCACAGGTTCGTATGTGGGATACTATCATCTATAATCATTTACGTGCTCGTCATATTGTCATTCCTGCTAAAACACACTCTGGTAAAGATGCACAATTTGAAGGTGCGTATGTTAAAGATCCACTTGTTGGTATGCATAAGTGGGTGGCTTCTTTTGACTTGAACTCATTGTATCCGCATTTGATCATGCAATACAACATCAGCCCAGAGACTTTAACGTCTGAGAAGATGCCAGTCAATGTAGAGAAGTTGCTTAACAAAGAGATTGATCTTTCGTATGCAAAGCAACGAGATCTTTGTGTCACTGCGAATGGATGGACTTACACTAAAGAAGTCAAAGGGTTCATGCCTGAGTTGATGGAGAAGATGTATACTGACCGAAGCAAGTTTAAGAAACAGATGCTAAAGGTTCAACAGGAATACGAGAAAGACAAAACAAAGAAACATTTGTTGAAGGATATCTCTCGCTTAAACAATCTGCAGATGGCGATGAAGATTGCATTGAACTCTGCTTATGGTGCCATGGGTAATCAGTACTTCCGCTATTTCGATATTCGTATGGCTGAAGGAATTACTACTTCTGGTCAGTTGTCTATTCGTTGGATGGCTAATAAGTTGAATGCATTCCTTAACAAGACTTTAAAGACCGAAGGTAAAGATTTTGTTATTGCGATTGACACTGACTCGATCTATCTAACTCTTGAAGAACTTGTTGAACGAACCTGTGAAGGTAAGACAACAGAACAAAAGATCAAGTTTATGGATAAGATCTGCGAAGATGTTTTCCAACCATTCATTGATTCAGGTTACCAAGAGTTGGCTGATTATATGAATGCATATAGTCAAAAGATGCAGATGAAGCGAGAGGTTCTTGCTGACAAGGCAATCTGGACTGCCAAGAAACGCTATGTTATTAATGTTCATAATTCAGAAGGTGTACAGTATGAGAAGCCTAAGATCAAAGTTATGGGTTTGGAAATGGTCAAGTCGAGTACACCTGCTGTTATTCGTGACAAACTCAAAGATTCGTTACAAGTTATTCTCTCGGGAGATGAAAAGAAACTACACACGTATGTCACAGAGTTTAAAAAAGAGTTTGTCAAATTACCGATCGAAGACATAGCATTCCCACGTGGTGTTAATGGTATGAAGCAGTATGCAGGTTCTCCGATTTATACAAAGGGAACTCCAATCCATGTTCGTGGTTCTTTGTTGTATAATCACTATACTAAAAAGATGGGACTAGATAAAAAGTACCAAGCGATTCGAGATGGTGATAAGATCAAGTTTGTTTATGTTCAAAAACCAAATCCATTACAAGAAGATATCATTGCATTCCCGCAACAACTTCCAAAGGAACTTGGATTGGAATCATACATAGATTATGACAAACAGTTCGAGAAAGTATTCTTGGACGCACTTCAAATTGTAATCGAACCATTGGGTTGGAAGACTCAAGAACAAAGTTCATTGGAGAACTTTTTTGGCTGAACATTCATACTACCCACTAGTAAACATACAAGACAGACGTGTAGTTCTTTCTGTTGATGACTTCTTTGATTTAAAGGAACTTGATTATATTAGAAGTTGCTTAAACACAGAGAAGCCAACTGCTGCTATTGTTGGATATACTGATCCAAAGAATGTAGAAGACTACGAAAAGATGGTCAAGAAAGCACACGAACGTAGAAAGTCTAATGTATGTTTCTTGGACTTCTTTGAATATGAGTTTTTCTATAAAAAGTTATGTACAGCAATTCACCATGTAAACCTTACTAATTTTAACAAAGTTTTATATGGTATAGAAGCATTACAGTTTGCAGAGTATGATTCTTTGTATGAAGGATTTTATGGAGTCCATCCAGATGCTGTAAATACAGATAATGCATTAACAAGATCGTTATCATTTTCTATGCAGATGTCTAAACCAGAAGAGTATGAAGGTGGTGAAGTTCTAGTCTATGATGGTAATACTACATATACAGCAAACAAGAAATATGGATCAATTACATTCTTTGATTCTAGAATGTTACACGAAGTCACTCCTGTCACCAGTGGCTTTAGAAGAAGTATAGTTGGATGGATTCTTGGACCAAGAGTATGAGCAACATTAGAATAATTAAAACTGGAATCAATGTTTCAAAGATATTGAAGCAACTTCAACAACATCCAACTGACTGGGATCATCAAAAACGAATTGAGGATATCGGTGACTCAACTCAATCTGGATGGAAATTTGCGCCAGTTGGTACACTGCAATTAGTCATGGGAGGTGTTACAAACAAAGACGAATTTGTTGGTAACACTGAGATATGTATATCAACCAGAGCGATTGCTAATCATACAGAAGTTGTAGGATTCATGAGAAGAAATTTTAAGAAATTTAGTCGTTGTGGATTCCTAGCATTGCCAGTTGGTGAACGTGTAGAAAAACATATTGATCATGGGACTTATTATCTTACAAGAGATCGATACCATCTATCAATCCAAGGTACGTATAGATACTTTTGCGGTGATGAATATGTAGATGTTGAACCTGGAACTTTGCTCTGGTTCAATAATAAACTTATGCATGGAACTGAAAACACAGGTGACTGTACACGAATTACATTTGTGTTCGATGTACCACACTCTAAGTCTAATCCATAGTTGTCTTGTAATTATACATAGAGTATAATATAATTTTAGGAGAATAAATGAT